GTAAGAGCCCCAAAGGCGGGCGGAGGATTTAAACCCCCTACCCCCTGGCCACGCGGTCAGGGCCGGGCGGCCAAGCGCGCGGCGCGGGCGCGGGTGGTCTTGAGGGTGTGATGGCTGCCGCACAGGCATTGGCCGTTGTCGAGATCCAACAGCGCGCCGCCATCCCGACGCTCAACAATGTGATCGGCGAACAACCGGGCCGGCGCGCGCACCTGGCAGCGGCGCCCATTCTCGACCCACTCGCACTGATAACCCGCGCGCGCTTTGACGTCTTGCGCCCAGCGCCGATATTCCGGCGTGGTCAATTCGGCATCGACCGTCTTCGGAAGAGGCTTGACAGTGCGAGTGTCGATCGCGCGCAGCGTGGGCACCAGATTGCGAACCTTCGCCATCACATCACCCTTGCCGCCATTACAGCGGCGCCGTGCATGGCCGCCTCCATCCGTGAAATGCAAAGCCCGCCGAGGCTGGAACCTGGCGGGCCGTTTCTGATCTTTTTCAGTGTGGGTAAGGTATGTCAAACAACTGCCGAGATGGAAGGGGGATGAGCAAGATTTATTCCGCAGCGTTTTCAACGGCTTGCGAAATTCCTGCCATTTTCGACAGTCTCACCCATGGCTGCCGGACGGGGTAAAACGGCAAAAGCGCATGCGCCTCAAGTCGCCTGCGCAGCTGATTTGCGAGGTGGTCAAGCGCATCCTGCCACAGCTGCCAGTCGAGGCGGGAAAGAATGTCGCCGCGCATCATGCGGTCCAGCTCATATTTGCGATACGCACCGCGCAGTGGCTTGCACTTTGCCTTGTCATAACCATCGGTCTCGAATGCATATTCTCGGCCGAGCGCATCCTTGGCCGTGCGTGTCACAAACCAGCGCGGCTTTCCGTTGGCGCTCACCATCCGCACGCCGGGCGCCTCGCAGCGCCAGTCCGGCCCCTGCCCCAGGATCGCCGCGCCCGTGACCAGCGCCACCAGATGCCGGCCGGAAAGACGCTCGCCCTTCAGCCGCACTTCGCAGATGACGCGATCCACCTCGCGCGCAATCAGCCCATGCTCATCCTCGAATTCCGGAAACGGCGCCCAGCCGGCCGGCACCTCGAAGCTGATACCCGCCAGCGCCTTCACCGCCGCACCCACCTTCAGCGCATCCGGGTGCGGGTCGCCGTCCTCGATGAAGCCGGGCACCACACCAAAGGCATTCGGGCTTTTGTCGATCAGCGTTCCCAGCGCCGCAAAATCCTGCAGCACGCTGAAATTGCTGCCAACCACGGCCGAAAGCCCGTCGCCGCCACCGCTGCCCACCTTGCACAGCTCTTCACAGAAAGCCCAGGTCAACAGCGTTTCAATTCTCACAGTTTTTTTCATGGCTCTCATTCCTTGTCTGAGAAGGGAGGGAAGCAAGGGAACAGATCTAATTTTTCAGGGAAGCAAGCAGGGAAGAGATTTATCAATAAAATCAACGCTAGGGATTGTAGGGAATGAAGTTTGACACCTTCAATGATACGCGAAGAAAGAAACGCATCATCTGAATAGCCAAAATAGATATTGCGAAAATCATGCGCGTGCGCGCATGCGAAAGGTCGCAACCTTGGCTCCCTACAATCCCTATCGTTGATTTTATTGGAAAATCTCTTCCCTGCGCAAAACGCTAGGCTCCCGCCGTCGTTTCGTTCGTTCCCTTGCCTCCCGTCATCGGAGGCCCCGGACCCTTCGAACAGCGCGCAAGGGCATGTTAGGCCGAAACGGCCCTTGCTGTCCAGCGAGGGGTCCGGGTTGATCATCGTCACGCCCCCGAAAGCCGGGCGCGGATCTCGGCGCGAATGCGCAGGCCGCAATAGTGGCTGCCGTTGGATTTCTGGCGGTGATAGGCGCTTTTCGCCATGCCCTTGCCAAAGCCAACCAGCGTCATGTGTGGCGCGTTTGCCTGCGGCGCCCATCGGCAATAGAGCGCGTAGAGATCGGAAGCCTGCACCCGGCTCATCGGGTCCGGCTGGCAGCATTCCTCAAGAAAATCAGAAATATAGCGCGAAAGGTTGCGCTCATGCTCCGTGCCGTCAGGCGCCTCAGCCCGCCCGGTTTCCGGCAGGCCCAGCTGCCGCCACAGCGCCTGCGCCGCCTTGCGCCCATGCGTCAGGCGCATTTCCTTCACCAGGGAAAGCTTTTCGCGCACCACATCGAAATCCATCTCCGGCGCATAAACGCCTGTGCGGCGCAAGGCCGGCAGAACCTCGTGGAAGACGAAACGCTTCAGGCGCTCGGCTTCCGGCTTGGTGCTGGTGAAAATCAGGCGGAAAAGGCCCGGCTCGTTGACGCATGCCATTTCTTGCGGGCCACCAAGGGTGTCGGCAATACCGACACCCTTTTCATCATCCGGCAATCTGGCAATCGCATCACGATTGTTGACGATGCCAAGGCAGCGGCACACATCCACCGCCACGAACCATTCCTTGCCGTCGCGCTCGAAGGCGCGCACCGGCAGGTTTTCGAAATCGAAGGTCATCAGGCTCATGCCACGCCCTCCACCTTTCCCTGCGCGGGCTCGCGCTGCAAATACAGCGCATACAGCGCCGCAACGGATCGCTCCGCCTGCGCAATCACATCGTCACTGGCAACGGAAAGCGCACGCAGGCCGCGCACCCTGCGCGGCAGGTCATCGATATGGCATGTGGAAAGATCGACCAGCGCCATCAGCAGGCTGCGGGCGTCGGCAATGTCGCTTTCAAGATCGGAAATCAGGGCAAATTCGTCCTTGCCCTCAGGACTGTCTTTGTCAGTCATGTGGTTGCTCCAGCTCTGTTTTGAGCCCGGCAACCACCTGTCAAAATGGCGGCCGGGCGAACGCGGGTTGACAGACCCAGTGGAGCACCAGGCAAGCCTTTCGGCTTCCGCACGTCGCCCGGCCATAGAAAAACGCGCCCGAAAGGAGCATCTTTCCATAGCGCGTTGACTGCGCTCCATCAAAAGGGCTGTCAAACCCCGTCGCGGATTTTGCCGCGACAACTCAATGGTGCGCCAGTTCGTCACAAATTGCAAGATGGCGTCAGAAGCCATCGGGATAGTCCTCATAAGGCGGCGCCGTGTGGTGCCCATCGCCCGCCTGCCCGCGGAATTCATCCTTCACGCGGATGCCGTAATAGATGGTGGCAGAGGCCTTGCCCTTGCGGAACATGTGCATCATCCCGTCCAAGCCCTTCCAGGTCTTGCGCGTCTGGTCCGGCAGGCGGCGGGTGAAAGTGGGCTGGCGGAATTCGGAAAGGCCCTCGCGTCTGGCAAAGCGCATGTAGGCGTTGAACAGATCCTCGGGCGTTTCCCGGTCCTGATCGGATCCGGTCACATGACAGGCATTGCGGATGAAGGCGCCGATCGGGTCGCTTTCCTCGCGATATTCGGCGGTCGCCGCCCGCACGCCGGCCGGCACGCCCAGCCCGTTTTCCAGATAATCCAGCGCGCCGCGCACCATCCAGGCAAAAATGCCGTGCCGCTCGGCCCGCAGCTTGCGCGGCAGGTCGCGATCCACCTCATCCTCGGGGATCTGGATTTCCCATGGCACCAGGTGCACCCGCCGCCAGATTCCGTCGCTGTCATCCTTGATGATCGGCTTGTGGTTGCCGGACAGGATGATCTTGAACTGCGGGATCAGCTCGAAGAAATCCTTGTTCAGGTGGCGCACCGGAATGGGCTCGCCGCCCGTCAGCGCCTTGATCAGCGCATCCTTGAGGTGCACGCCCATTTCCGGCTCGGAGGCCGCCACAAGGCGCACGCCGGGCAGGCGGGCCAGATCGGGCGTGGCCTCCGCGCCGCTGCGGCGTTTCTCGCCGGCAAAGCTGTCGATCGACATCGAGGCCGCGTAATCGCCCAGGATATCCACCATCAGATCCACGAAGGTGGATTTGCCGTTGCGCCCCGCCCCATAGAAAAACAGCAGGCACTGCTCACCCGTCAGCCCCAGCAGGCAATAGCCCATGTAGCGCTGCAGGAATTTGCGGTAATCCACATCCGGCATCACCCGCTTGAGAAACTGGTCGAACAGCGCGCAGCGCGCCTCAGGATCCACATCGATCAGGGCCAGCTTGGAAATCAGGTCGCGCGGCGCATGCCGGTCCAGCCGCACCTGCCATCGTCCCGTCCGGCCCGCGCCTTTCTGGCCCTCGGCCGAGGCCTCGGAACAGAAGAACCGCAGCGTGCCGCTCTGCGTGTTGATGGCATAAAGATCAGTGTTCAGCTGCTTCACATCCACCGAGCAATAGGGAATGGCCTCGCGCAGCATGTTGTCGATTTTCGAGGAGCCGCAGGCGCTTTTGGCATGGCTGTGGCGCGAGGACATGCGCCCGGCGCGATCGTCCTCCACCTTTTCCATGGCCTTCACCAGCGCGGTCAGTTTTTCGAACTGCCGGAAATCCTCGGCGCTCCAGCCGGATGCCGCCTCGAGAAGCCGCTTCTTTTCGGCCTCGGCCTCGCGGCCAGCCTTGATGGCCTTCTTCAGGTCGGCAAGCGCCCTGTGGTCTGCCTCTTCCCAGCCGGCTTTCGGCGCACCGAGTTTGGATTTTTCAAGCTCGGCGTCCGCGCCAGCCTTGATCAGAGCATCCAATGCCTCGATCGATCCGGCGTCCACCTCTTCCCGGGCAGGCTTCGGCTTTCCCATCGCCTTCAGCTCGTCACGCGCCTGGCGCCCGGCCACGATCGTCTGCTTTTCCTCTTCCGAGCAGTCCAGCATGATTGCTTCGTCGTCGATGAATTCGGCCGTGCGATGCGCGAATTTGCGCACCACAGCACCGGATGTATCCTCCATCCAGCGCTGGCCATCATAGCCATGCCAGCCCACATGCGTCACATGGCGCAGGAATTTGCCATAGCGAACGCGCAGCCGCTCGCCATTGCCAATATCCGTTTCCGGAAGCGCCGCGCATTCCTCCAGGATTTCATCCGGAGAAAGCTCAAGGTCCGCTTCCTCCGGCTCTGCCTCCACCACCGACAAGGGGTCCGGGTTTGCCGCATAAAGCGCCCGCTGACCGCTCGCCTGCTGCAACATGCGCAGCACCTGTTCCGGTATCCCCGGTTTGTTCGGGTCGATCATGGCTTGCGCGTCCTCTGCGCGATCAGATCTTCTGCTGCGCGCAGGATGTCAGACGGCGAGGCAAGTGTGCGCGTCAGGCGCCAGTTTTCACCGTTCTCATCGCAATCCATAAATTCATTACGCACCAGATTTTCCAGCGCATTCCAGGCACATTCCTCTTCCCACTCAGGCTCGTAATAGCCAGACATACTACCCAGCATCACAGTGCCCTTGCGCGGATAAACAGGCGGCCGCATGACGACATGCCGTCCCTTGCGCGTGCAGAAAACAATGTCGGCGCCGCGTGGCGTGCCCCAACTATTATGGCCCGTAAATGTCGGGCGGCACGATCCTCTTTCCCAGTGCTTGCGATCGCCGATGAATGCGCCGTGGTAACTTCCCCAAGATTTGGCAAAAAACTGAACACGACAATCTCCCAACATAGGCAGCATTGGCGCCGCTCGTTTGGACAACTTCTTAAGGGTCCTCAAATTCATATCGCCTCCCCCTTATGCAGCGCGGCGCTGATGGCGCCGGAAAGATCGGTCCCGGCCGGTGGCCAGAGCGTGAAAATCTCGCGGCCAGCCGCGGAAAGGCGCGCTTCGGCGCGGGCCATGGCGGCGGCTGTCCAGACCGGCTCGCTGTCGCCATCCGCCACCAGCACCAGCTCCCGCACATGCGGCAGCACCGGCATAGCCTCATCCGGATCCTGATCGGCCTTCGGCACGGGGCCCGGCACGCGCACGGCCCGAAAACGCCCTTTCGCGTCCACCTTTCTCAGCGTCGGGTGGTCGAAATCCGAGGATGGATCGCGCGGACCTGCCAGATTTCCGAGATCGCCGCCGGTGCAGTAAAACGTGTCGGCGCGCCATTCCTCGGCGCCGGCGAAGGCCACCACGTTTTCCGCGCCCTCGCTCACCACCCATCGGGAAAGCTCCGGGCCACCGCAGACCGGCAGAAGGCCGCCCTTTTTCGAGCCGCGCATCTTCTTGGTCGGCAAACGCTCGTAGAAACCGGCCTCGATATCCTCCGGCGCAGGCGGCGCGGTATGCCCGCCATCCTCCAGCACCGGCAGCCCGGCCACGCGGCCATCCTTGGTCAGCGCCCAGAGAACGGGGCGAAACTTGCCGGCCGGGTTGCCGATCTCGATCCAGGTCTGATGGCAACCGATGATCTCGCCGCTCATCCCGTCCACCCCGGGCCGCACGATCGGCAGGATCAGCGATGGGCCGGCATAGATCTGCATCGGCCGCCCCAGCGCATCCTGCCCGTGGTAATAGCCGGCGCCGCGGCGAAACCGCAGATGCTCGAACACCCCATCGGGTAATCGGAACTGCGTGCGCGCCTGGAAATAGGCCCGCGCCATGGCGCGCCCCTCGACAGCATCGGGCAGAATGTCCAGGCAATCCTGCGCATTCAGCCACAGCCCGCGCGCCTGGCGAATTTCCCGCTCGCGAAACACATTGGCATCGGCAGCCTCTTCCACGCGCCTCTGTTCAGCCAGCCGCTCCGTCTCGGCAATGCGCAGCGCCCGCGCCGCGCGCTCCTCGTCCGTCTCGCGCTCGCCACCGGCCGGAACCGGCTCCCCGAGAAGAATGGAACAGGCCTCCAGAAACTCGGCGCGCCGATGCAGATCAAGATGGCGATAATGCGCCACCAATGACAGCGCATCCCGCCCGCCCTGCCCGCAGCCGCGGCAATTCCAGGCACCCTTCAGGCGGTTCACCGAAAACCGGTCATCCCCGCCACAGCGTGGGCACGGCCCCTGATATTCCGTGCGGCTGGCCGATTTTTTCTGTCCCTTTTTTTGCGGAGTTGCGCCGGGCAAGGGAACGCCGAGAACCTCGCAGGCGCGAATGAAGGATACGGCGCGGGCGTGGGTGATGAATTCGGTGATGGCTTCGGAGGTCATTCTGCCGCCTCCACCAATTTCTCCGCATAGCCGCCCCATTGGGCAGCAGCTGCAGCCGCAATTCCAGGGAATGTGCGACTGCGTACCTTCCACCTGTCACGGCCAGGCGGCGCACGGTGTATTGCAGACCATTCCTTGTGCGCATCCGTGCCAGCCTTGGGCGGGCGCAGACGATTGGTCGGCACCAGCTTTGGCAGACCGCGAAGATAAAAGGATGTGGCCTTAAATGCAGGATCGCCAAACCACCACGGCTGAACCGTTTGCGCCGGCGGCGCATAGTTGACAATCCGCTCCTTGGCGTGGCGGTGCATGACCGGGTTTTCCATGACAACGCGGTCAATCGGCGCGTTCCAGCATGAAGAAAAAAGAGCTGCCCCATCATCCAAAGCTTTCCACATGAAAGCCAGACGGTCGGCCTCGCTCATGCGCGCAAAGGCCAAACGCTGCTCCAGCGAATATCCTTCACCGAGATTCTTCGGCGGCGCAGAAAGCCAGCGCACGCCGCTGTTGCATAGACGCGTGCAGGGCGGATGCATCACCGCAAGCAAATCCCATCCCCCATCGAGCACATCCCTGATATCGCAAACCAAATGTCGGTTGGTTGCATCTTCGGCCGGCAGCAAATCGCATGACCAGACGTCATGTCCCAGCGCCGCAAATGCACGCCGCATCACGCCGCTTGTTTCGCAACCGATGAGAACACGAAGAGATCTCGTCATCCCATCACCCCCCTCAAAAACTCCGCCGCCTCGGCGGCATCCACCGGCCGCAGCCGGCCAGCGCTGCGCATGGCGTCCAGCGCCAGCAACATTTCGTCGGAAAGATGCGCGTGACCGCGCGCGTGGCTGGTCACCGTGAAGGTAAAGAACACCGGCGTGCCATGCCGCCAGCCGCGCAGATGATGCGGCTCGGTGACGATGCGCACGCGGCCAAGCGCCGAGGCGCCGCCAAATCCGCACGCCGCAATCACCCTCCTGCCATCAGCCACCGTCTCGGCCGCAATCAGCAGAATGCCGCCGTCATGGGATACCGTCTCAGGCATCGGCGGCCTCCCCCATCTCGCTTGCCGCGTGCACGCGCCGCCCCTCCGGCGTGATGGCCCACAGCGTGGCGCGCGTGGAATGCGGCGCCTCCAGCTTTTCGATAAGCCCGGCATCCAGCAGCCGCTTGGTCTGGCAGCTGCCGCCATAGGGCGCGATGCCGGTCCTGTCCTCGATGGTGCGGATGCCCGCGCGCAGGGTTCCGCCGCTCTCAACCAGCAGCGCCAGGATTTTCCGGCCGTTCTCGGATAGCCCGCGCAATCCGGTTTTGGCCGGCGCCCCGCGCCAGGCCTCGCTCTCGCGCTCTGTTCTGTCAGGCGCGGCGATGGCAACGCGCGGCCGCGCACGGCCGATCGCCTGCAGCTGCGCCAGCGAAAGCCCCGTTGCCGCGCGGATGGCGCCACCCCGCGCCCCGCATTCCGCCATCAGCAGCACTGCCTCGGTCTGGAGCGCCGGCGAAAGCCCGGCAAAACGCTCAGGGTCCATCAGCACCTGTCCGTGCAACGAAAACATCATGACCACCTCCTCTGTCTCGGCAGACTCTCTGGCGTTTCGGCAGCCTTCGCCGCCGGTTGGTCAGACTCCGCCTCGCTCCACAGCGTGGCGCGCCATGCCATCACCTCGTCAAAAATCTGCCATCCGCGGCCGCAATCCAGCCGGTGTCGCACCTGCTCGCGCCACACCTCGCGCATTACGCCATCCCGGTGAAACCACAGCGCGGTGGCGCGCGCGCCGGCCGGAATGGCCACCAGCTGGCCAAGCTCCGTCACCACGGTCACAAAGGCCGGCGCAAATTGCGGATCGCGGGCAAACAGCAGGATGCAAGCCTCGCGCGCATTGTCGGTGATGAGGTAAAATGGGGCCGGGGCGCTCATTCGGCGGCCTCGATCTGGTCTGCGGCCATCAGGTCGAACAGGCTCGGCATCGCCTTGTCGCGCGCCGCCGCCTCCACATATTTGCAGCCGTCCAGGAAATAGGCAGGGTTCAGCTCGGTGGCGATCGCGCGGCGATCCGCCTTGATGGCGCGGTAAGGCACCGTCATCAGCCCGCCAAACGGGTCAAACACCACCTCGCCCTTCTCGGTATATTGCGCGATGCAGCGGTCGACGATGTCGAACTGCAGCGGGCAGAGATGCATTTCCCGGCCGGCCTGCGCCTGCAGCGTGTTCATGGACAGCATGCGCGCCACATCGGTCCACACATCCTCCTGCTTGGAATGCGGCGGCAACAGCATGAAGGTAGACGGCAGCATGCCGCGCTCTTCCAGATGCTCGGCAATTCTCACGTGATGCTCGAAATCATAGATTTCCGAGAGGCTGTAGCGCTTCCACAGCTTGAAAATCTGATGATGCTCCAGCCCCGCCAGATCCTCGATCGGCAACAGCCGGTCGCCGGAACTCGGCATGTAGCCATGCGCATCCAGCTGCCAGCGCGCCCGGGAATAACCGGTCTCGCTCGACCATTTGCCGGATGCGCCATCCCACTGGCGCTTGTCCTTCTTCACCGGCCGATCCGCATAACCGTTCTCGGCCGAGCTGGGCGGCTTGCGAAACACCAGCAGATATTCCGGCATGCCGTTGCCCATCCGGCTGCCATCCTTGCACTGTTCGGACCAGCCCAGCCGGTAGGTCTGGTTGTTTTCCCGCACCACATCGGTGGTAATCGTCTTGCGGGAGAGAAAGGCAAAGCCGTGCCGCTGGAATGCGCGCACGCAATCATCCGAAAACGGGTAGACCGTCTGGAAACCGAGCCCCGTCATGCCGCCCGGCACGATGCGATCCTTGACATGAATGGCGGCAATGCGGCCGGGCGCCAGCACCCGCAGCAATTCCGGGATCAGGAAATCCATCTGCCGCCAGAAATGGCCGTTATCGTCCGTGTGGCCGAAATCGCAGTAATTCGGGCTGTATTCGTACTGCGTCGAAAACGGGATCGAGGTCACGATCAGGTCGACACTGTTTTCCGCCATCTGCTGGCATTCCAGCACGCAGTCATTGTTGATCAGCCGGTATCCGTCGCCGGAAACCTCAATCCGCTCCACGCCCAGCGACCGCTGCAGCGTGGCGGCCATGGCGGCGGCCGAAAGCCCATACTCCTTGATGATGCCGGTCATGATCCTGCGTTGCTCCTCATGGCGTTTCCACTTGGCTTCCAGCACGTCGCGCACGGGGCGCTCGGCCTCGGTGTAGATCAGGTCCAGCCGCACCCGCCGCGTCTGCATGAAGCGGAAAATGCGATGCACCGACTGGATGAAGTCATTGAATTTGAAGCCAATGCCCAGATAGATGGCCCAGGCGCAGTAAGGCTGCAGGTTGCAGCCGCTGCCCATCATCGAGGGTTTGCCCGCCATTTCGCGAATGCGACCCTCGGAAAATCCGATGATCGAGGCCTCGCGCGTCTCCAGGTCCTGCGATCCATAGACCGTCACCACATCCGGGATCGCGGCCTCGATCGCCAGCCGCTCGGCCTCGAGATCGTGCCAGATCAGGCGGTGGTCATCCGGCGCAAGCGCCCGCAACTCCATCAGCTTTTCAACGCGGGCCGGCAAGCTGTCGCGCTTTTCCCGCGCCGCATCAGACAGTGAGGCCGAGGCATTGCGCAGCAATCGCCCCTGCCCGTTCTTCTCCGCGCCGGCGCTTGCATGGTCGGCCGGAAGCTCGTGCCAGTAAACATCCATGCCCGGCAGGTCATAACCGTCATCGGAAAAGCCGAGATCGGACGGACGCTCCACGAACAGCCCCCAGCTTGCCACCCACAGCCAGAACTCCCGCTCCTTGTGCGGGTGGATCGTCAGCGTGTCAGCCTTTTCCGAATTGCGCTTGAAAAATCTGGTCTTGGATTGTCCTACGTCCATCACCTCCAGAAAGGCGGAATAGGCCAGAAGCTCGATATATTCGTTCGGGCTCGGCGTTGCGGTGGCAACGAACTTGAACCGCAACCCATCGAACAGCCGCATGAATTCGCGAAACGTCTTCGATCCGCCAAATCCGCGCAGGCAGGAGGCTTCGTCAAGGCTCGCCGCCGTAAACAGGCGCGGGTCGATCTTGCCATCGCGCACCGGCTCGTAATTCGTCACGCACAGGCCAGTGTCCGGCGCGGCCTCGATCGACCGCAGGAAGGTCAGCGCATAGTGTCGGCTGTCCGGCCGCGCTGCGCGCCAGGCTTTCAGGGCAGCCCGCGTCTCCGCGCTGATTTTCGGATGATCGCCGGTTTCCAGCACCTGCGCATCCCGGCGAAATTCCTGCCGCACGCCGAGCGGCGCCACGATCAGCGCCCGGCCGCCAAAGCGCTCCAGCACCAGCCGCAGGATCTCCAGCTGCATCATGCTCTTGCCAAGGCCGAAGGCGGCAAACACCGCGCGCCGGCCGCCGCGGCAGGCCCAGATCACGATGGCCTTCTGATGCGGCAAAAGGATGGGGTTCACATCCTCCGGCGCCACGTCAAACCCGCCATCGGCGGCCATCTGAACCTTGGCTTTCAGAAAATCGAGATAATCCAGCGCGGCCATCATCGCACCTCCAGCACAAGAGGCGCGGCCGGATAACGCTGCGGCCACCGCTGCGTCAGCTGCTGGTCGGAACGCCAGTCCTTGCCGCATTCGACATAGATCTGCGCCACACGGTCTTCCGCCGCCTCGGCACGTCTGCGATAGATATCAATGGTTTCCGAGCCATAGGACCGGTCAGCCATGGCATCCACATAATCGGCAATGGTGATCCCGCGCCGCATCATTGCACCGCCTTTCTGAGGCCACCGGCGCGGAAGGCGCGGATGGCGTCGTCAAACGCCGCCACGGCGCGGTCATCCATCACGCCCGCGGAAATGCAGGCCGCCGCAGCAACGCTGATCGCCAGTGAAACGGCCAGTTGCGGATCATCCGGCAAGGCAGCAAAAATCGCCCGGAACCGGGCATCGCGCACAATATCTCCCCCCGGCGCGCTCATCAGATCGCCCCCGCAATCATCGCATCCAGGCGGGCCAGCATCTGCATGGCGGGCACGATGCTCTGGCGCACCGCCAGCCGCTCGGCCGCATCCACATGGCCATCCTCGATCGCCGCGGAAACCTCACGCACCACATTGTCCAGCACGCCATTGAGTTTCAGCACGGCGGCCGCCGTCAGCTCGCCAAAGCCGGGGCGCCCCGCAGCGCCCAGAAGCTCGCACATCGTCGAGGTGATGAACGGGTGGCCGGCCTCCGCATCCAGCCGCACGGCAAGATCCACCCGGATCACCGATTGCGCCCACTCATTGGCAGGCGAGGCATATTTGGACAGCGTACCGGCGGCCACACCGAGCAACGACGCCGCGCGGGAAACCCCGCCCACGGCCTCCAGCCCGGACACGGTTGCAGCCTTCAAGGCCGCGGCAGAACAACAGGAAAAAGCACGCATGGAGAGACCCCTGAAAATCGGTCAAGGAAAAAGTGACAATCAATCGTTTCCGTGAAGACGGGCGCGATCCGCGCTACGTCAGGTGCATCGCAAGCTCATGGAGGCCCGCATGCACAGATCTGAATGGCAGAATGGCCGCGATGCCGCTGCAGCCACCCCTGTCCTGACGCGCCTGTCGGCATCCGCGCTCCGGGTATTCCTGGCTGGCCGGCAGGGCGCAGGCGATCACCCTGCCGGCCGAGCATCGCGGCAGCCCGAAGGCAGTCCGCCATGCCGCGAAAAATGCCCCGGCGCCTTGGGAGGAGGCTGGCGCCGGAGCCTTGCCGCCGGCGGAGACGAGGCCACGGCGACAAGAGGAGAAGAAAAAGGCCAGCCGGGCGCAACAGAGAAACACCCGGCTGGCAGGTGGCACCGGAGAGGAAACAACCGGCGCGGCAGGGAAGAAACAAAGGCCGCATCATTCGGCAGCCTCCGGAATTTTCGAAACAGGGCGCGGCACGCCATCCGGCCACGCAACACCTTCCGGCCAATGATCGGAAAGCCAGCGCATCGCCTCGCCAAACCGGCGAACACCGATATCCGAACCGCGCCGGATGCCGGCGATGCGCTTGCCATCGGAAAACAGGCGTGACGACAGCGTCGCCTCGGCAATGTCAGCGCCGGCGCAAAAGGCTTCGATCACGGTCAGCAGTTGGTCGATCTGTGTCATGGCGGCGAATATGCGGGATATGTCCCTCATCGTCAACGGGAAATGTCCCTCTGCCGCATTTTTTCAAAATAAGGGATATTTCCCGCATGTCTTACACGGCCGAACAGATCGTCAAACGGGTGGAACAGCGCGCCAAGCAGCTGAAGATGTCAGCGCGCCGGGTGTCGCTGGAAGCAGGCTATGGCCCGGACCTGATCCGCGACTGGAACCGCCCGAAAGCGCCTTTGCCGCGGCTGGACAGCCTGATGAAGGTGGCCGAGGTGCTGGGCGTTCGCGCCGGCTGGCTGGCCTTCGGCGAGGGAGACAATGATAATGCCGCACAGGAAAACACGCGCCGCGTGCCGGTTATTTCCTGGGTCGCCGCTGGCCGCTTCTCGGATGCGCCGGCACAGGATGACATTGAGCCTGCCAGTCACATTGATGTCAGCGATCTGCCGCGCGGCCGTTATTTCGGCTTGCGCATCATCGGCGACAGCATGAACCGCGTGGCGCCCGAAGGGTCGATCATTATCGTCAACGCGCAGGATCGCGAACTTATTCCGCGCAAATACTACGTTTTCCAGAACGGGCATGGAGCGACGTTCAAGCGCTATATGAACAATCCGCCGCGCCTGGAGCCCTATTCCTACAACCTTGATCACGAGACCCTGCAGGTGGACAAGGATACGCAGGTCATCGGCCGTGCCGTGCGGATCATTTCAGACGTCGAGATCTGACAGCCCGAGCTTGCGGAAGCGCTTTGCCGCCGCATCATCCAGCACTGCCAGCTGCTGGCCGAATTTTTGCACCAGCTGCCGCTCCCCGCCGCCCGCTTTCATTTGCGCAAGCGCGCCGGCCGCCTCATCGAGCGTGGGCCGCGCATTTTCGATCCATTTGCGCACGGTCAGGCCGTTGAAGTCCGCAGGCGCGCTGCGCTTGCGGTGCAAGCCATCGCGCACCACAACATATTCGGCCAGGATATCCATCTCATCATCGCTCAAATCCCGGTCGGCCCGCGCAATCCAGATCAGCGGCAAAAGACCGGGCTTGGCCTTGCCCATTACCGAACCATAATCCGGGCCCGGGTCGAACAGCATCCGCCGCAAGGCGGGCACATAGGCCTGCACATCGGATATCACCTCCCCGGTCTGCACGCTGGTCATTTCCGCCACGCGATCGGCCCGGAAACTGCGCATCGCGCGCCGCAGATGACACCAGGCCTCGAGATAGATCCTGCCATCAAAATCCGAAAATCCCTCAACCTCGATCCGCCGTTGTGTTGGCGCGGCGCTGCCGTCCCGATAGGCAATCCAGAAGCTCGCTGGCGTCACCGCCACATCATGATCCTCTGGATAGGCCGGTTTATCACGGCGTCCGGCCGGCGTGCCGCTGACCGGACTGTGCGCAAATGTCTCGCGCGGGAAATCTTCGTCCGGGGAACGGATCATCGGCCGCTGTTCCGGTTCCGCTTGCTGATCTTTCATCGTCTGCCTCGGCTGCGAACGCCCCATGCGCGCCAGCACCAGAACCAGGCCGATGACGACAATCACCAGCACCACGAACACGCCCATGCCATCCCCCTCCCACAATCTGCGGGACATATCCCTTTTTTCTATTGACTAGGGGACATGTCCCGCATACCTTCACCCCATCGCATCAAACCGCATCCCGCAACGTCAGCGAGAGGCTAGCAAACAGGCTTCCGCAGGACAACGCCCGTTTCAACGGGCGGCGGCTGCGTGCGCTCTTGAACATGGGGAACCACCGCATGCCCGTCTTGAATTTCCCGCTGAATGCCTTGCGGGCGCGTGCCGAAAGCCGCGCCGCCCGCGCCACGCGCCACCCGCACATCCGCATCACGCCCTTTGGCGCCGCCGTTCCGGCCCGGCCCATGCCGCGCCGACGCGCTGCGCCCGTGTGGCTGTTCCGGGCCGTGGCCATCGGCTGGTGCGCCTGCATATGCACCGGCGTCACGCTGGTGCTTGCTTTCACGCTGATGACCGCGCGCCTCATCGAGATCGAGCGCGCGCTGGAACTGGCGGCGAGGGTGTGACGATGCGCTTTTTGAGCTATGCATCCGCCGCGCTTCTGGCAGCCGCAAGCGCTTTTGCACGGCACGTTCCGAGCTTTGATTTCCGGCCGACGCCGCGCGACAACACACGGCACGTTCCGGCAAAACAGCGGCACAAGAGCGGTCACCTTTATCCGCATTCGTCGAAGCGCCAGCAGGCGCGCTATGCGCGCCAGATCGCTGCAAACCAGCTGAATATGGCGGGCTGCCGCAAGGGCGGTGCGGCATGAACCATCAGCCTGATGATCCAGGAACGCGCGCCGATGTGGTTATCCTGGCGTTCCAGCGCGATCAGTTGCGCAAGACAGTCACATGCCTTGGCATAACCAACGTGTTTTTGCTGCTTGCTGTCTTTTTTGCGACCGGCATGTGGGTCGATACCCGCGATGCGCTGCATCTCTGCCGCGCCGGCCTGACGCAGGAGGGGAGCCGATGACCATCGCCCTCGCTTTCTACACCCTCGGCCTTGCCATCTGGCACGCGCAACTCTGGTTCAAGGGCCTGACGCCCGCCGATCGCGATGCACTGCAGGCGGAAAACAACCGCCTCACGGCTCAGGTGTCGTTGCTGGAAGACATTCTGCACCGCCCGATGGCCCAAGCAACCCTGAAACGCCAACCCGCGAAAAGGAGGAATGCCGCATGAGCTGGATTTTCGGATTTCTGGGGTGGTGGTGCGCCGCCGCTTTGTTGCTGGCTTGGGGATGCTGTCTCTGGTCAGGCCGTGATTACCGGGCCGAAAATGACGAATTGCGCGCCGCAAATGCGCAACTGCGTCAAGCCATCAAACGCGCAAAGGCAGCCATGCTTCTTTGCGATATTCGGGCAACTTACAACAGGATTGACCGTCATTTTGTCATCCCGGTAACCCCAGCAGGTGACGCATGAACGCGCGTGTCTCCCCCCGCACACCCTGGCTGCTGTCCGGCCCCGTCGAAGCCTTTCGCCCGGATGGGTCGATCATGGATCTCGCTTATCCTCGCGTCGAGGAGGTGGATTTTGTCGATATCGCCCGCGCCCTCTCACACATCCCGCGCTTTAACGGCATCACCCATGGCGTGGGGTATTCGGTGGCGCAGCATTGCGTGATGGGCGCCGAGGCCCTTGCCAACGAAGGCGCCGATGCGCTGACCCAGGCGCTGTTTCTGCTGCACGATGCGCACGAATTTTATCTGGGCGATACCGCCCGGCCGGTGCGCACGTTGCTCCTCAACATGCTGGAAAATCGCGGTGGCGAGAAGGCGGCGCGCGCGCTGCGCACCGTCTGGCGCGAGGCCGCCGATGCATGGGACGTGGTGATTTATCAGGCCGCCAGCCTGCCGCCGCCCGCCGCCTGGACGAACAGCCAGCGCAATGCCGTGCTGCTGATGGATGAGCGCATGCTGCTGGCCGAAAGCCGCGCACTGTTCGGCCCGAAGGCCGCCGGCAATGTGCATGCGCGGCCGGAGGCAAGCACCGCCCCGCCGCCGAAGACAAGAGGGAAGATCAAACCATGGGGCGCCATGGAAGCAGAAATGCGTTTCAGGGAAATGTTTGTAGCACTGCGCAGCGTCGATCTGTTGCAGGAGCAACATGCCCTGCACACCGCCCATGCAACGCTCTTTGGCGGGCTGGAGGAATGACGATGGAAGGTCGGCAAACCACGTCGCTGTTCCGCGTGCATTTCCTCGATGGTTCCAACCTCGACATTCCGGCGGCAAGCCCCGCCGCCGCCCGCGAAAAGGCAGAGCCTCTGGCAAAGCGGCAGGAAACGAAAATCACCAAGGTCAAGCTGCTGCGGGAGAAGGATTGATGGCCGGCTCCGTCAACAAGGTCATCCTGCTCGGCCATCTCGGCGCGGATCCGGAAATCCGCCGCACGCAGGATGGCCGGCCCATTGCCAGCTTTCGCCTCGCCACCTCCGAAACCTGGCGTGACAAGCACAGCGGCGAGCGCCGGGAAAAGACCGAATGGCACACCATCGTGGTGTTCAACGAGGCGCTCGCCAAGCTTGCCGAGCAATATCTGCGCAAGGGCTCGAAAATCTATCTCGAGGGCCAGCTGACGACGCGCAAGTGGCAGGACCAGAACGGCAACGACCGTTACAGCACCGAGGTGGTGCTGCAGGGCTTTTCCGCCCAGCTGACCATGCTGGACCGCCGCGAAGGCAGCGGCCACCGGCCATCCGGCGCGCCGGAAGATTATGGCTATGACGCCGATCGCGCCGCCGGTTCCGCGCCGGCCCGCCCCGCGCGACCCGATCTCGATGACGACATTCCTTTTTCCCCTGAATGGAGAGGCTGACAATGAGTGCACCCATCATCCGCGATGCCCAGGCGCTGCTGGGCATGCTGGAAAGCGGAGACCTGAACAGCGAAATGACGGAAACGGTCGAAGGCGTTCTGAAAAAGCTTTCCGAGCTTTCCACCGATCGGCCGCAGGCTACCTTCAAGGGCGAGGTTTCGCTCAAGATCAAGTTCGCCGTGAAAAACGGCATGGTGGATATCGACGCGGAAATTCCGCCGCCGAAACTGCCGAAGCTGCCGCGCAAGACATCCGTCTACTTCCTCACCGAGGAAGGCCGGCTTTCCACCGAACATCCGCAGCAGCGCGACATGTTTCCGGGTCCGCGCGAGATCGATCACCGCCGCCAGTAAGGCGCCGGCGTAACACTCTTCAGTCCCAACGGAGATTTCCCCATGGAAGAGAACAGCATTCTGCACACCGGCTTGGATATCGAATGCATCCGCAAGATGGCCGATGATGCGGGCAGCGACATTGTCGCGCTCAGCCTTGCTGAACACATCCCCGGTCTGCCGGTTGCGATCCCGGCCTTGCTGGATCGCGCCAACGGCCGCATCGTTTCGGTGCGCGATGAATTCGAGAAGTATCGCACCTACCCGCCCCGCAAGTTCGGCACGGCACAGGTGGAAACGCTGGCCAGCTTCATCGATCTGGTGAACCGCCACAAGACGCCGGACAGCGCCCTGTTTGCCAGTTTCGACTGGCAGAAGCCCGGCTTCACCGCCGTGATCGATTACCACGAAAACGAGAGTGCCGGCGCGGCCGACAACGGCAAGCACCGCATCCACTATCCCTTTCCGCTGTCGGAGGAATGGAAGGCCTGGACGGGGTCGAATGCCGCACCGATGGATCAGGCAAGTTTCGCCGAATTCATCGAGGATCGCATTCCGGATCTGGCCGCCCCTGATGAAGCCGAGGCGGAACACTGGCGCGGACTGTTGGGCGGCCGCGTTGCCACGCCCGCCGACATCATCACGCTGTCGCGCGGGCTGAAGGTGTTTTCCGAAACCAAGGTCGGCAACAGCATCACGCTGTCCAGTGGCGAAGGCCAGATCACTTTCGAAGAAGAACACAAGGATGCGGCAGGCAACAAGCTCAACGTGCCCTCGCTGTTCATCATCCGCGTGGCGCCCTTCTTCCGCGGCGAGGCAATCCGCCTGCCGGTGCGGCTGCGCTATCGCGTCAAGGCCGGCAGCATCACCTGGGCCTATCAGCTCTACAAGCCGGAAAAGTTCATCACCGAAGAGGTGGAGGGCGCTTTCAGCCGCGTGACGGGCGCCACCGACCTGCCGGGCTTTATCGGCAAGCCGGAAATGTCGGCCTGATCCGCTTCGCCTCGCCTCTCCGCCGCATCACGCGGGCCTGCCGGAGAGGCGTTCGAAACGGATGGAGACCGATATGAAAAACATTATCCGCGCAGACCTTGAAGCTTTGGCGATGCAGACATGCGATGCGGTGACCGGAGAACCCGCATTTCCGCATGAACTGCAGGATTTGGACAGCAATCAGCTGCTCACCCTCGTCACCGTCGCGCAGTTCGTGACCGATCTTTGCATCAACGAGCTGGAGCGCCGCAACATGCTGGAGGCGTGCGAGGATTGCGGCGGCCCGCAGGTGCCGTACATCAGCGATCACGGCGTCCTGACCATCTTCACGCGCGACAATGACGAAGGCCAACCCGCTGGCGCAGGCCAGCCCACGGCGCATTGATCCGCCATGCCCGCCGTCCCCGTCACGCCGCATCCGATCAGCGCCAATCCGGCCGCGCAAAACCCGCTTGCGGCGCTGACCAGATCCGAACGGGCCTGCCTGCAGGCCATTGCCTTTTACCGCCGGCAAACCACGACGATCGGCGGCGTGCGGATCGGGGATCGCATCTGGCACGGCCGCACCCTGCAAAGCCTGCGCCGCAAGCAGATGATCAGCGGCGCGCCACCCGCCTTGCGCCTGACCACCGCCGGACAGCTGGCGCTGGATCGCCTTTCCAACCGCATAAGGAAACACGCATCATGACGACGGAACATGCACCGCAGCGGTTGTGGTATCCGGTCGATCTGCTGGACGAGATTCTGCCCACCGGATTGTCCTCGGCCGAGGCCTGGTTCGATCCAGGCATGCAGCGGCAACTGGACGAGCATGAGGCAAGCTATATTCGCCGGCACGGGCCAGGCGATCGCATCGCGTTCATCTGGATCGAGGATCGCGGCACGGTCGAGCTTGCCATCAATCTGGATGGTACGCTCAATCGCCCCATGCACTGCCGCGAGACGCCAGACCTGTTTGGCGCTCCGCCACCGCCACCTCCGGATGAAATCCCGGCCGATGCGAATGTTTTCTGGGAGGCGGAAAGCGAGACTTACGCCGAAAGCGCCGAGGAATTCGCACAGCTTTACGCGGACCCCTATGCGGATGGTGGCATTCTGCACGTCACCGTTCATGTCTCGCACCAGAGCCGCGCCATCCATTTCGAGGTCGGCCCCGATGGCCGCAGCCTCATGCAAATTGAACCCCTGAAACAGGAAAACACCTCATGCTGACCGCCAGCCGCGCCGCGCTGACCGCGGCCCTCTCGCTCTCGGGCAAGATTGTCGAGCGCCGCAACACCATTCCGATCCTCTCCAACGTGCTGTTCACGCGCGGCGAAAAGGGCCTCGCCCTGCGCATGACGGATCTGGATATCGAGCTTCAGGTGGAGGTTGCCGCAGATCTCGCCATGGATTTCAAGCCCTTCACCGTGCCGGCGAACTTGCTGCACGAGATTGTGCGCAAGCTTCCGGAAGGCGCGGATTGCACGCTGGAGCCGGCGGATGCCGGGGCAAGCCAGATGCGGCTCAAAAGCGGCCGCTCGAAGTTCACACTGCAGGTGCTGCCGGAACAGGATTTCCCGGCTACCATTGCCGATGGCAGCCTCTGCCGTTTCAGCGTGCCGGCCAAGACCTTTGCCGCGGCGCTCTCGGCCGTCTCTTTCGCGATTTCGACGGAGGAGACGCGCTATTATCTGAACGGCGTGTTTTTCCACCCGGCGCCCTGCGGCGTGCTGCTGGTGGCAACGGATGGTCACCGGCTGGCAAAGCGCGCCGTGCCACTGCCAACAGGCGCACCGGCCGGCATGCCGGGCGTCATCATCCCGCGCAAGACGGTTGGCGTGCTGGCAGCGCTGTTGCCCGCCGACGGCGAGGTGACGATCGACGTTTCGGACGCCCGGATCACGTTTCACCTCGAGGGCAAGCGCCTGTCCTCGAAACTGATCGACGGCACGTTTCCGGATTACCAGCGCGTCATCCCCCAGGGCACGGCGCCCGTGGCCGAGCTGGAAGGCACCGCCCTCAAGGCCGCCGTGGACCGCGCCTCCACCGTGGCAATCGACAAGGGCCGCGCGATGAAATTCGCGTTTACCCCCGGTGGCCTTTCGCTGTCGGTCCAGAACCCGGATGCCGGCACCTCCGAGGAAACGCTGGATTACGAGGGAGAGATCGATCTGGCGATCGGTTTTAACGCCAAATACGTGCTGGACGCCATCAACAACCTGCCGAACGGCACACTGACCATGTCCATCACCGACGCCGGCAGCCCCGCCATTCTCCGCGCCGATGGCGACCATGCGGAAAACCTGGTCGTGCTGATGCCGATGCGGGTGTGAGAGGAGATCACGATGACCGACAAACTTTATTACGCCAGGGGCCTGGACGTCTGGAAGGCACCCGTCCGCACGAAAGTCGAAGGCGGAACCAATGTGACCATCGGTTTTCACGCCTGCACCGCCACTGAAATCATCGGCGAAGATGGCGCACAAGCGATTGCAGAACTCCTGACGCTGGGCGAACAGGCGCAGGCGGGCTGGACCAACATCACGCCGTCATCCCCTCAACAGAATAAGTTGGTGACAGACGAAATGGTAGAGAAGGCCGCTGCTGCGTATTGGCTCGAAGTTTATGGCCGCCACCGCAAAAGCCAAAAGTGGCCTGAAGACGTGTACGGTTCGCATCAACAATTGTTTCGAGACGGTTGCCGAGCGGCATTGTCAGCCGCCCTGGCCGACCATGAGGCTGGCGTCGTGGCGGCTGTCGAAGCCACGCCGACCGTTGCGCATGGGCAGTGCATGCTTGCTGCTTTCGAAGCCGCTTATCCCGAACTGTACTACCACATTGCCAAAGGCAAGATCTGCGCCGGAGAACCGCTCTACGGCGCGATCATCACCACGATGGGTACGACTGAGATTGGCCACGGCGAGAGCAATATCAGCGCCGACGATGCGCTTCGCGTCGCAATTGATAATGCTGGTCTTTCGCTCTTCGCCACGGAGGGCAAGGCATGAGCCGCCAAGTCAACCGCTACCTCAAAGACAAGGCGATGGATCACATCGACCACGCCATTGGCCGTCCAGTCGATCCTATGGTCGAGAGTTTTCGAAACCACTACGCCGTCGAACGCGATAGCGAGGCCGCGAAGGCGTTTTCGTTGTCTCCATATTGGGACACACACGGCAGCACAGAGCCAAGTCGCATGGTCTATTTCTTCGTGACCGATGCGGGCCGCGCGGCTCTCAAACAGCACCTCAAAGAGATCGGAGACAAGCACCGTCTCTTTGATGTGACCTATCAGGGACAGACCAGCTCAGTGGTCGCGGTATCCGCAGCCAAGGCCAAATATAGCCTTTGGCTTGAGATCTCTGATTGCTTTTGTGACTTAAAATTTGGGGTTTTTGCGCGTGCCGCGTCAGTTCGGCTTGCCGCCACGGGTGGAAAACCATGACCGACCTTTTCAAACTTGCCGATCGCGTAGCCGCCGGCGAAATCAAAGCTCTCAGCATCAAACAACCGTACCCGCATCATATCTTCCACGACGGCAAGGACGTTGAGAACCGCGACTGGCCGACGAAGGGCAGAGGCTGGTTCATCGTTCATGCGGGCGTGTCGAAATCAGAGATCGACAAGGATGATGCAAAGCAAATGGCAATGCCGCGCGGCGGCGTGGTCGGCATGGCCCGGATCGTCGATTGCGTCCGCGCGATGGACAGCGAATGGTTCTACGGCAAGTTTGGCTTTGTGCTGCGCGATGCCTTTCCGCTGCCGCTGATCCAGTGCCGTGGCGCGCTTGGCTTCTTTAACCTTGAGGCGGATGTAAACCAGCAGGTGGCCGTTGCCATTCGCGAACATGCGAGGGGCATGGATGCCTGACCGCACGCTCTATCTCGAAAAACTATGGTCCGTCACCAGATGCCCGGTCTGTGGCGCCGCACGGGCCGAAATCATCGAAACCGGCCGCACCGCCTGCGCATCCTTTTCCTGCGGCGCCCGCTTTGCCGCATCGGCCGACAAGATCCTGTCTGTGCAGCCCTGCCCGGCCGGCTCAGACCTGGCGGCCGAGCATCTGACCGACGAAGCCGCCGCAGACCCGAGTGACGCAAACCGTCCGCCGCTGATCGAGAGATTGTCCAGCATTGCCGGGAAATCCAGACGCATCGGCGCCGCCGCCCATGCGCAATGGATCGAGGAATTCACCTTTGGCAGCCGTGAGGGTGTGATCAATGAATAAGCCAGTTGAGAACAGTCAGATTGTCAAGGATCTGACGGAGCAGCGCAATCTCTACAAGGCCAAGTACCGATCAATCATCACCCTGCTTCGCCGCGCCCGTTCCGAAATTCGCGAAATCAGCGACCATACGGAAAACGAAGGAGACCGCGTTTATTTCGGCAGCACGAACCATGCCGACCAGTTGCAGGATCTGGCCGAGACCATGCAACGATGGGAGTTTGATTACGACCTGCCGGCCGGTGATCTGAACAAGATGGAGCGTGATCCCTACGCGGAGATCCGCGCACAGCGGAAACTGGTTGCCAAGGCCAGGGAGGATGTCAAGCGCCTGGAGGTCGAACTGCAGGGAGCATTGCTGCGGATCGAAAAATTGAAAACGGTTGTTCGCGCGAGCGCCGTCGAACTGCTGGCCATGGCAAAGCATGCGGGGCCGGAAGCCGACGCGCTTTTTTATCGCGGCGTGGCGGCTGCGGCGGATACGCTGGATATCACGTTTCGCCGACACATGGCCGGCGAAACGCCATCAGAACTTGCCGCCGAACTATTGATGGACAAGGCCCGTCTGGATTTCCTTGACGAGTGCAATCGCAGGCTCAATGCCAGCTGCGGCACCCGGTATGGCTGGGACATGGTGATGAACCACAACGTGACCCGCCTGATGAGCGGCCGGCACCTCGACATCGATCTCAACGACAGCAAGGCCCACGGCGCACCGAGCTGCCGTGACGCGATCGACAAGGAGATCAAGCGGATTGCGGATGCGCGGATGCGGCAAGAGGCAAACGGGAATGGGACCGACCATGCCGGATGAGCGCCCCGAAATCCGCGTTACCTGCAAACCAGAGCCTCCGCGCGAGGTGCTGTTCACGTGCATCGGTTGCGGGCAGCAGGTTGAAAAGCCACGCTGGCATTATTCAGGCATGAGCCGGCTCACGCGCGAGCCTTTGTGCAATGCATGCACAACCCAATGGGGGCGGAAAATCAGCGGCCCCGTTTTCAATCGCCAGAACTTTCACACGTTGCGGCAACTTTCCGCTGCCATCACCATGCTGGAATGGGAGATCAAGAATGGCCGAAGACATTGGCGCTGAATTCGACGTGCCATCGATCATCCGTGGCCTCAATCAGGATCTACTTGATCTACGCGCAGGAACGATCACGCCCAACGAGGCAAAAGTGCGCGCCGATATCGCAAAGCAGATATTCAACGGCCTGCGCATGGTGGTTACCGCGCAACGTTTCCTGAGCGAGCGGGCGCGTAAACTCAACGAGATTGGGAGCCGAGACGATCAGCCAGAGGAGACAAAGCCATGGGCCGCCGGCTGATCCCCTTCACGGAAAACGCTGTGTTCCGCGCCATCCGCGCCGTGAAAAGAGCCGGCGTCGAGATCAAGGGGGCACGCCCATGACCGCCCGCCGACCAGCGCAAATCCCGCCGGGCACATGGCCGCCGCGCATGATGGCGGAAATGGCTGCAGGCTATTGTGGCGAGCGGCATGTGGAGGATTTTCTGGCGCGCGTGGGCACGGTCTATCCGAAACCGCGCACGCAGGAGACGACACGCCGCAAATTCTGGTATCGCTCTGATCTCGACAAGGCGCTGGGAATTGGCGCAGATAACCAGGTCAATGATCTGGGGGCAAAATTCCGTGAGGCGATCCGGGAAAAGCGGCGTGGTTGAATTGCCGAAATTCGTGCACCGCGTCAGGAAGACGCGCAAACGCGGGGCGCCCATGGTCTATACCTTTTATACCCGCCACCGGAACACGTCGGCAGCCTGGCCGTCGCTGGCCCTGCCGGATCCGCTGGAACGCGAGTTTTCCCGCCGGCTGGCAATCTGCGAGCAGATGGAGCGCGACGGCAGGGGGTTTACGCTGGATGGCGTCCGCCTGCCGGATCACAAGCACCCGGATTTCTGGCGTGAGGCCGAAAAGGCGCTTTCGGCGCTGGAAAAGCGCGGCCGAGAGAATCGCAGGGATTTCCACGCGCTGGTCGAGGCGTTCCAGAGCGAAAACAACCCGCACTGGTCCAGCCTTGCCGCATCCACCCGACGCGGCTACGCGGCGAGCGGCAAAATGGTGATCGAGATCTGGGGGGATGATCTGCCGGCCGAGCTGTCAACGGTCAATGCGCAGGAGGCAATTGACGCGCTCGGCGAAACGCCCGCGACCGCCAACCAGTTCCGGGCCTACCTGTCCCGCCTCATGGCATGGGGCATCCCGCGCGGCTTTTGCCACGCAAACCCGGTCGAACACACGGAAAAAATTCCGGGCACGGAGCCGTGGTCACCATGGCCGGAATGGGCCTTCGAGATCCTGCTGCAGCACGCTCCGTTTCACCTGCAGCTGATTGCCATGAGCGCCTTTTTCACGGGCCAGCGCCAGGGCGATGTGCTGCAAATGCGCCGCCCGAAAAGCGATGACGCCACCATTGAGGTCCGCGCCCAGAAAACCGGCCGCACCGTGTGGGTGCCGATCCACTCCGCCTATCGCCGGTGGATCGAGCGCGCCCCGAAGGACGGCATCATGCTGCACGCCGCCGTGCGCCAGCCGAGTTACAAGACGCCGGACGGTTTCCGCTCGGAATGGCAAAAGCTGATGGACAAGCCCGAATTCAAGCCGTTCCGCGAACACCGCATTGTCTTTCACGGCCTGCGCAAAAATGCCGTGATCAATCTGCTTGAGGTCGGCTGCACGGAGGCCCAGGCAGGCGCCATCTGCAACATGTCTTCGCAAATGGTGCAGCACTATGGCCGCGAGGTATCGCTGCGCGCACTGGCGCGAGACGCCATGAAGCTGATGGAGGAGCGCTGGCCGGAGATCGAGCCCCTTGCCATGCGCGATCCGCGCCGGTAACCCGGAAATCACGCGTTCCCAATTGCCAGAACGTTCACGTTTTTTCCCGCGTCGTTTTGGCAAACATTGGAAACCAAAAACCAGCAAATGCAGGCCATCAAGCCAGACAGCAATTACTCTTAATCAGCGGGTCGTAGGTTCGAGCCCTACATCACCCACCAAACAACCGCTTGAATTGTTTATATTTTCCAGCTTAAGATCGGCGTCTTTTTGGAAGTCTGTTTCCAACGATTTGGAAACGGTTTCCAATTCGCGTTCTGTTCATGTTCGCGGTTGCAACATCAGACTCGACGTGATCGCCAGTCCATGCCATATCATCCGCACCCGATAGGCGGCGGGTCGATTATCAATCATGACCGTATGCGGCCGGTCTCTGCGAGGAGACGCGCCATGCAGCGCATTGTCGGCAATTTAAAATTTACCAAAGTCCAGATCGGCGATCCGGATCTCAACACCCTGACCGAGCATGTCGATCTGCTGGCATAGTGCCGCGCCTGCGGCCATCGGAAAATCTTGCCGAAATCCGCCATCGCCAGCCGCCGGCTGCACCACAAGCGCTTGAGCGTCATTGCCCGCCACATGACCTGCACCGCCTGCGGCGCGCGCGATTGCGACCTCACATCCGGCATTATCGTGCCGGCCGATGGCACATCGACGATCAGCGAGTTTCCCGATGGCGCCCAATAAAAATACGCTGTCAGCGCATTTAGTGGCTTGCGCATAATACGCTGATGGCGTATAACAAACTCATCAGCACGGAGCTGATGAGGGCGCCTCGCCGGAACAGGGGCGGAGACGGAAAATGACCAATCTGATCGCAGAAATCTCCCGCATGATTGCAGGCGCCAAGGCCATGGGCGCACCGATGTTCGGCCTTGAGGAGATCCTTGTTGCAGCCGAGCGGGTCTCGGCCAGCATCGACCGGGCCGAGGCACGCCGCGCCGCCGGCGATTATGACAACAGCCTGCCTTTTGCGCATTTCGTAGCCGATGCCGAGCAGGAAATCGCCGACCTGAAAATCATTGAAACCGCTGCCCGCGCCGCATGGGCCTTCGTGGTTTGCAAGTACCTGCCGCATGCGCTGCGCGATCTCTATGCCAACGACATCACCGAGGGCCTTGGCAAGGACCTGAATGACGCCATCAATACCGGCATTGCCGTTGGAAAGCGGTATCCCGCATGAGCCAGGTCGCAAACCCGATCATCAACGCCATGGCCGAACAGGCTATGGCAACAGACTGGCCCATCAGCGGCGTCACGATCGCCTCGCCGCAGGTCACCGCCTCCCCCATCCTGGCAATAAACTGGGCCATGATGCTGCCGGACGATGCGCCTGAGACGCCAACCGGCGTCAGCGCCAGCGTGCTGTCGCGCGTGCCGCCATCGGTCGTCGCGCTGCCCGCCATGGTGCAGATGGAGCCGCTGATCATCGAGGCGGCATGGGCCTATGGCGCCTGGGATATACGCCGCACCAGCATTCCGGCCTCGTTTTCCGGCGCAATCCCGCCTTACCTTGACACCCTGCCGGAGATCATCCGGCGGGAGGGCTATGTCAGCTGGTATTTCCGGCCGATGCTGCGCGGCCCGGAAAGCCGGGCCAAAGCCAATGCCGCTCTGGATGTGACGCTCAATCGCTGGACACTCGGCCGCGATACGGCGCCGCCGGACATGCGGTTTTCCAGGATCCGCGAGGGGCAGGAAACGATCATCAAGCTGGGCAAGGGGGAAAAGACCGAAAGGCCGGTGCGCCGGCCCACGCCGAGAAATCTGGCGACAATTTTGCAGCGCGGCTATCTCGGTCGATTGCTGCGGGCGGCAGGCCTTGACGACACATTGCCGGCCGATCTCACAAAAGACCAGGCATCCGCCTGGATTGACAGGCTTAAGGGCAAATCATGAGCGCCTATCTCAACCATATCACGCTGGAGACAGGCCATGTGCACAGATCGCCGCGCGCGGACATCTCGGCCGAAACGCTGCAGTTTGTCACGCCGCACCTGATGCGGGCGATTGAGCGGGGAGAGGACGTCATCCTTGCGCCCGGCGAAACAGGGGAGTTTGTGTTGCGGGCCACGGCGGCCGGTGCATTTTTGCTGGCCACGGCGATCTCCAGGCGGCACGGCCCGCTGATCACGTTTGGCGTCGCGCCGAGATCCCGCAATGCCGGCAGATTATGGGAGAGCCTGCATCAGGGCCGCACTGTCGAGACGCATAGGGGCGACGTGCCGGCCGCGCCGTGGCTGGCGGCGCGGATGGAAACCACCAATGTCTTGGCCTTGGCCTCCGCGCGGTGGCTGGCGGATTACAGCCGGTGCTTGGCATGGGCATGGATCGAAAGCCGCAAGGCAGGCTGAAAAAATACGCTGATAGCGCATTTTGCGGTTGACGGCGATACGCTGTCAGCGTATAACGGTCTCATCAACAGAGGTTGATGCGGGCGCCTCGCCAAGACAGGGGCGGAGACAAGACCATGATTACCAAGTCCAAGATTTTCAGCGCAGCATGGGCCGTCGCAAAGCAGGGCGCCGCAAAGTTCGGCGGCTCGGCCCGCCAGTATTTTGCCGAAGCGCTGCGCATGGCTTACGCCGCTGTTGCTGCCCGCGCCGCCAAGGCTGCCGCTCCGGTCATGACGACAGCCGCAAAGATCAACGCGCTGGCCAACATCCTGATGTCCTGGTCGCGCCCGGCTCGCAAGAGCTTTGCCTGGACTTTTGTCATGGATAATGCCGAGCGCGTTGCTCGTTTTGGCGAAAAGACCACGTTTTCCGCCAAGCAGATCGAAATCATCAACGATCTCTATGCAAAATACGCTTGATCAAGAAAGGCAAGAAATGAGCGATCGCGACAAAATTCAACTTGCAGCAACACTTGCGGCAGAATGCCGCGCATGGCGCGACACGCATGGCATCACGGCAAAGCGCGGCGCGGAAATGCTGGGCATCCCGCACCGGACCTTGCAAAACGTCGAGCAATCCCGCGGTTTCCCCTACCCAGATCTCTTGCGCATTGGCATGGCCGCAATTTCTGCTGGCCTCACTCCTCCCCCGTCCGCACCGTAAAGCGCTTGATCAGCGGTCCCGCCAGCCAGGGGCTGGCGAAGGCCACCAGCATGGCGCCGGCCATGACCCTTTCGGGGTTGGCAATGTCCCATCGGAAAAGCTCGACGGGCACAAAATAGAGAACAGCGCCGGCGATGATCGAGAACAGAAGCCGACACAGCATGTCGAGCAGGTTTTTGGGTCGCACGAACAACAGTCCGGCGACGGCCCCGAGAAGAGCGCCGAAGGCCTTCAGAAACAACAAGTCAGCGTTGATCACCCTCCCCGCTCCCTCGGCCAATCCCATCGCGCCTTGGAGGCGCGCGTCGGCCGGAATCGCGACGTGGCGGCAGAGACAAGAGGCGCAGAAGCATGACGGCCATGACGCCGAGGCAGATCCATCCCATCGGCCCAGTCCCTCACACCACGATAGCCAATCATCAGCAGAGCAGCGGCCGTGATTGCCTCCAGAATGGAGGAATAGGCATCCACGGGCAGCGGCGGTGGGGTCCCGCTCAAAATTGCAAGCGTCTGGATGAAGCTGACCATCGAGGATGTCGCGAACGGCACGAACAGCCTCCAGTAATCCCGCTCGTCCTCGTGCACCGCATGGATGAAATAGGCCAGCGCCGCATCGCAGAGGAAGGTCACGGCAGGCGGCGCCCACGGCGCATCGGTCAGATGCGCCCGCGTGAAAGCGACGGACGCCACATAGGATAGCGCAATGCCGCAAACCCACAGCCGGCCATGCGGCACGCGCCGCGCCGGCCACCAGGTAAGGAAGGCAAGCACGGCCAGCGCAAAATGATACCAGCCGAGCCCCAGCATCAGCGTCCCCCGCCCATGACGGTGACGCCACCCGTGGCGGCGTAGGCATCCGGCAGCACCACATCGCAATCAGCCTTCTTCGCGGCCAACGTGCAGATCTCATGGCCCGCAATGGTCTTTTCCAGCGCGCCCGCCAAGTTGCCCTTGGCCGATGTGAAAAGGCTCCTGATCCGCAGAAATTGGCCCTGCGTGCCGATCTCCAGCGCATGGCAGGCGGCGATCGCCGCGATCAGCTGGTCATAAAGCGCCTGCTGGCGCTCGTTTTCGGCCTCGATCTCGGCGAGGATCTTTACGGCAGCCTCAACGGCCGCCAGCTTTTCGGCTTGCGTTGACATGGGGGACGGTCCTTTCGGGTGGAGTGGTGGTCAGGCAGTCGTCAAGCAATCCTTGACGACTTCAGGCACGTACACATGCGGTTAGGGAGGCGACATGGTCAGGCTGGCTTAGGAGCCAACCGGTCCATGATAGCAAGGAGCATCTCAATCTCTTCCGCTTCAAGCGTGTCACCACTCCGCCCCTCATCGCGGTTGGCTCTCAGGCCTTCGATGAGCGTACGCTCATCCTCACTAAGATTATCGTCCATGTGCTCATCCTTTGATCTTGGGGTGTCACCACCCATAGATATTGATGTGATCCGCGAGGCCAATACCGCCAAAGTACGAGCCGCGGTTAGAGAGGTGGATGACATCGCCCAGGCACGACCGCGGCGCGAGACCCGCAGCAGCGTCTGCCACATCGTTTGCGGAGCCATCTGACCCGTTCGCCACCAGATAGCCCTGAATGTCAAATACGCGAGAGGCGGGCATATTTGCCTTGAGCCAAGCATTCGCGGCTTTTTTCTGCGTCTCCCGGATTGTGCCTTGGTCGTCATAGGTCACGATCAGTGTAAAATACAGGCATCCTCCAGATGTCTGTTCATCGATCCATTGGTAAAATGGGATGACGCGGGACCATAGCTCCGTGTCGGTGCCAGCGTTATTGTGGCCGGTCCAGACGAGCAGGCGAGATCCTGGATAGAGGTCTTTGTTGGCGAGATATTGCGCTTTCGCGCTCACGTCCACGCTTTCGTCGGGCTTGAGGCCGTCCGTGACCGATCCACCCAACCCTTTGCGGACAAAAGTGCGCGGTGCCTCGGCGACACGGGTACGCGCTACGTGTGCGTAGCCAAGATATGCCAGCGTAGCGGCAGTCTGGATTGACAGGCTGTCACCAACACCGAGCCACTGGCGCTTGGACGATGCCAGTGCGGCAAGCTCCACGTCGGTCGGCGCCGTGGATTTGAGCCAAAACTCCTGCATCCACGCGCCGGCCTGATTAAAGCCGTTGGACCGGCACCCGATATAGACCCGGCTGATAGACGGATTGAGCGTGATAGCAGCCGAGTTGCCGATCACACCCTCAATTGCCGACTTCTGAAAGCCGTCAGAGGACCAGCGCCGAGCGTAGCGGTACGACTGCCGCTGGATATCCCAGCCGTCAAGACCGGGCGTTCCGCTGGGCATATTGGTCGGGCCCGCCTCCATCAACACATTGCTGGTGGTGCCATCAGAGATCGAAAATGCATAGCGGTTTTCCCCACCACCACCATTGCGATCACACGCATTGACAGACCTATACATGATGGCTCCCTGCGTCTTGCTCACGCCGACTGCCGTCATGGGGATATACAACACATCTGCCGAGACGCTTTGCACAGTGCCAGTCGTCAGCAGCGGTGGTCCCGTGTAGATGGTATCGCAGAGAGTCAGGTAATCCACCTGGATCTGATCACCGGATGTCGCGATCTTGACCCCTACCGAGGGATTTGTGGTGCCGACCACGTATGTATTGACACGCGCATAGCGGTCGCTGCGGAGCCACTCAGTGATATCGACCCATGTCGCGCCGCCATCGGCGGTGATCGAAATTGCGCCGCTGCCCGTCACTCGCTTGATGTAGAGGGCAAGGCCGCGATTGCGCGACACGGCGTCGGTGATTGCCTGCAGCGACGTGGCATTTGCAGCGGTCGCGGTCAGCAGGGTCGCCGCATTTGCCGCACCGTCCAGACCGGTCGCGGTTTTGGCAGCCGTCACATTGGTGTGCGTCCAGACTGCATTGGTCCAATCGCGACCCCAGAGATTGCGGGGAGTGAGGGCAGGCCAAAATGACGGGCCGAGCGGCTGCAGTGTCGCGGGGTCGTACTCGATCGGCAGCACACCCGCTGCGGCCTCGACCCGGACGCCAGACGCATTGATGTACGGCTTGACGCCAGAGCGCGTATAGACAGCGCCCATCGCCGTCAACGCCGCCGCAGCCGTATTGTAAACGACGCCGTTGTAGTAGCCACGGTCGCCAGTCCAATCAATGCCGAGATCGGCGCGCACCCATGACGGGATTGCGCCTTGGGGCACCGGCACGAGATACGTGGTATCCCGCAGCCATCCATTGCCATCTGTGGCACGCACGGTAATGCTCTGGTCTCCAGCGATCAGTTCGCCGGCAGCCTCGATCTCAGGGCCGGTTGAGGCGCGAAGCCGAAATTGGCCTCCTGCCGAGTCGCGCATCGTATAGGTCAAGCTCATTAGACTGTCCTCAGTGTGCCGATAAGCGTGCCAATCGGCGTATCCGTGGAGACGCCGGACGCTAGGTCCAGCGTGATATTGGATGGCCGGCGTGGGCCGAGTGTGTAGGAGAGCGTGCCGACGACAGTGCCAATCGGCGTGTCCGTAGAAATCCCCGACGCCAGCGTGAGGCTCACAATAGCTGGATCGCCACCACCCCCGCCGCGGGTGGCGCTGAGCGAAAGGCTCAAGGAAAGTCGCATGGCTTAGTCCTCCACCGTGGCAACCGTGGCCGTGGCAGCCGTCACCCGCCGCACGCTGCCCTTGCTTCCAAAATTGTCGAAGTCCTTGGCGCTCAGGCGCCGGCGATAATCGGTCCACCAGGCGCCGCATGCGGCCGCCTGGTCATTGCGGCTGGTGCGCAGCACGCGCCATCGGTCCAGCGTCACCACCCAAGGCTCATCGGCGCGAGGATGCGCGGCCTGCATTTCAGCGGTGCAGGTCTCCGGCAGCTTTTGCGGCAAGTTTTTCGCCAGTTCGCCCGTCACGGCTCGCGCGCTTGTTGTGGCGGAAAGGTGGCCCTGCTGGCTGCTCTGGCAGGCGGTCAACGTCAGCGCCGGCAAGGCCAGCAGCGCCGCAATCAACGCGATGCGCGATCGAGCCATTGCAGATCCTCCGCACTGGGATAGGTCAGCCCCGGCTGCGCAGCCGCCTCTGCCGCCCGCGCCTTGCGGGCCACTTCGCGCTCATCGGCGGTGCGCGCCAGCCCGGCCGCGCGCTCCCGCTCGGCATCCGCTGCATCATCGGCCACCTGCCGCAGTCGCTCGGCTTCCGCCAGGCGGGCGGCAAGCGCATCGCGCTCGGCGGCGGAGACCATGGTTTCAATCCGTGCATCGCAAGCGGCCTTCTCTTCAGTGCGAAGGGTGGCGTCATGCGCGGCGAGCCACAGCCGGGCGCCCAGCAGCGCAGCCGCCAGCGCCGCCGCAAGCCCAAGCCAGCGGCCCAAAGGGGAAAACAGAAACGTCAGCATCAGCCTTTGCCTTCCGCCGGCGCCACGTTTTGCGCGATGCCCGCCAGCAGCTCGCTGGCCTTGTTGCGGTCATCCAGCATCGCCACACCCAGATAGGCGCCGGATACGGCAATCAGCGTCATGAATGCGCCCGTCACGATGGACTGGCGCACCGGGTCTGCACCGCCAATCGCCATGCCGGCAAACAGCAGCAGAATGCAGGCGCAGACAATCAGGAAGACGATGCTGCGCCGCCATTTCCAAGATCTCTCCATCACAGGCCGCCTTTCCGCAGCGCGCCAAGAAACGCGCTGGCATAGCCCGCCACATCATCGGCGCGATCCATGGCGTTGATGATCTGCCGCGCCCCGCGCCAGTCCTCCACGGATGCATTGAAGAAATCGGCCAGTTTCCTGCCGGTGAAGCGGCCATGGATCATGCCGTCGAACAGGATGTGCACGGCCACATCGTCTTCGAGCGCCTTGTCCGGATCGTTCTCGATGCCATAGGTGCGGTAATTGTTGCGGCCGGTGATCTGCACCAGACCGCGCCCGCGAAAGCGCCAGCCATCGCCGCTGGCCTCATCGCCATTGCCCATGCGGTTGGCATAGGCCCGGTTCGCAATTCTTTGCGGCTGCCTCTGGTAAGCCTGCGCTTCGGCATAGGAGAAATATTTCGGGAAGGTGGCGCGCAAGCCCGGCGCGCCATAGTTCAGGTTTTCCTGCACCGGCTGCATGGCCCGGCCCGTCTCGTGATAGGCAGTTGCCAGCATATAGGCCAGCCAGCGCGCATCAGTCAGCGCGTTGGCCGTCCACCGGTCCAGAATGGCATTGATGCCGCGCACCTGCGCTTGCGTCATTTTCGACGCAAACAGGCGATCGCGCACGGCGGCGAAAAACGCTGCGGAGTTCATCGGATATCCATCAATCACGTTGCAATTTGCGCATATGCCGAAACGGCTTGAGCGCGCGGCGACCTTACGTCGTCTTGACGATCACGCTTGAACTGTTGTTGGTGATCAGCGTGCCCACGTTGAAACCTGTGGGATATCGAATGCTGCCGTTAGTGGTATCGGACGAAACCACGATGCCATAATCGAAATAGGCGAAATTCGGGGCATCCACACTGATATCCAGGCAGCTTTGGAAAAAGAGGCCATATTGAACGATCGAATCGTTCTGACCGCCGAATTTGGTGTTGTCGACAAAAACATCCGAGCACTGGTTGATGTACGCACACACATCATTGTTCTGTGTGGGGACGCCGGCCTGATCGGTCAGGTAGAAGAGGTTATCCGTCAGGAAAACAGACGCAGCCTTGGTCAGCTGAACACACCCGCGATTGGCGGCGATATGCGTGCCGCGCACGGCAAAGTGCGGGCGCACATCGGCCACCGATGTCTTGCGAACGCCCCAATTCACCGCCGCCGCAGAACAATCCTCAATACGAACACCCTCGCATTCATCTCCCGAAATAAGCCAGGCATCCTGGGCACCAGCAATGTCGCAACGGCGGAAGTGGTTATCAATGCAACGCGTGCCGATGTCAAAAGCCGCCTCGTACCAATGGCTTGACCCACGAATTTCGATGTTTTCGAAATTGCCGCCACAAATGTGCTGCATGAAGACGGCCTTGTTGAAGTAATTTGCATCCCACGAAAGGATTGCCACCCTGTTGATGTGTGCGCTGTTGCGAAAATCAGGGCCACTGTCACCACTCAGCGAAAGCGCCGTGCCGGCATTGGGAATGAGCGGGATCAGACCAAGATCGTACATCTCGATCGTGTCATTATCGTTTACGCCGATCGGAACGCCGCCAGAACCGGCAAACATCAACATGGACGTATATTGCCCCGCACCATTGATCCGGACAGATTTGTCAATGGATGTGATCGACGTCAGATAATATCCGCCCTCCGGAAGGTAAACGGGGAACGGGCTACCAAACGGCCCGAATCCATAGAACGTCTGTTGTTTCGCCGCCGCATAGGCAATCGCCGCATTGATGGCCACGTCATTCACCTGCTGCGTCAGCGCCGAGGCGGATGGCAAGAGCCGCTGCGCCGCGCCGAGGCTGCTGCCGAACAGGCTGGACAGCAATCGGCTGTTGCCATCACCCCAGGCGCCAAACTGGCGCACATTGGCGCAATCACACACCAGCTCGTACCATGCCGTACTGGCATCGCTCAGCGTGATATAGAGTTTGCCCGGATGGCTCGGCTCGGATGACACTTTCTTGTAGGTCGCGCCCCCACGGTCTCCGGGTGCATAAAAGCCGCCGGTGGTGATGAGATCCGGCGCCACCTTTGGCCGGTAGAAAGCCGACACTACCCAGGCCGCGCTGGGATGGATGCGCTCGATCGTCTGCGTCTCGTAGCCGGACAGGTCCGACTTGACGGTCAACATCCGGCCGCCATCGCCACTGGCGAGAATTGGCAAATTGACACTGGCCGCCGCCGCCACCGCCTCATCGCGCGCGGCCTCCGCCTGCGCCACCAGCGCCGATACGTCCTGGTCATTGAGCAGCCTGAACGTGCTGTCCGAGGTGCGCACCCGCCCCCACACATCCATGCCAGCGGTCAGGGCGCTTGCGTTGCTGCCCCGGTTGGTCTTGAGGGTCAGCGCCGCACCGCCATTGATCGACACGGTCACCGGGCTGCCGGTGGTCGATTCGAACAGGGAAAAACAATAGACCGCGCCGTCGAAAGAGGGGACCACGGACGTCACCTGAATGGCATTCGCCGTGCCCGCACCACTGTCTTCTGCGACGGAAAAGGCATAGGGCAGCGCAAGGATTTTGTCCCACGATCCGGATCCGGATGCGCCGATCTTGCGGTAGATGCCATTGTAGCTGGCCGTGCCGTCGGCATAGACCCAGGCCATCACATCAGCCGCATGCGCCAGATCCGCATAAAGCAGCGCGCGGGTGGATTTTGCAATGGAGCCGGCGCCCGAGGAATAGGCATCAATGGCCGCCTCATACTGCGTCAGCAGCGCGCGGATCTGCGATTTTTCCGGCTGCGCAGGCGACGAGCCGGGGCCATCCGCGTAAACCGTTGCGGCGTTCGGAGAAAAAACCATGGGAAGACCTCAGGTTGTTGTAAAGGCACCGGTGGGCACGCGCGTGCCCTCGACGCCGGAGGCATTGACCGAGGCCACCCAGGCATACCAGGTGCCGGCCGAAAGCGTGATCGTCTTGGTGTAACTGCCGTTCGCCGCCCCTGAAATGCTGGGGCTGGCGTAGCTTGCCGTTGAGGCATTGTTGACCGCGCTGTAATAGACACGCGCCCGCACATAGAGCGGGTCATTCGGCGCGGTCCAGGTGACGCCGGCCTGACCCGGTATGCCGACAATCACGCCACCGACGATCGGGTCGGCGGGCGGGGTCGGGTTGACCGTGCTATAGGCCGTCTCGATGGCCGACCACTGGCCATATTTGCCCTTGGTGGTGATCCACGCCGCCTCGACCTCCAGCCGGGTATCGCCGGGCACCACATCCGTGCTGACACTGACAAAACCGCCGGAGGGCGATGCATCCGGGTAGGTCTTTTCCACCCAGTTGCCGGGCGATCCGCCACCGGCATCCTGCACGCGATAGCGCACGGCTGGCGTCAGGCTGGCATCGGCGGGGTCAACGATCGACACATTGAAATAGACCGAGCCGCCGGAGGCCACCGGCGTCACCCCGTCAATCACCGCCTGCGGCACATTGGCCGCATTGGCGCGCGGCGGCACGGGCGGCTTCTGCCCTTCGAGCGAAGTGGACCAGGCGTCGATATCCTCCGGGTGCTGGATGAATTCCATGGCAAAGCCGCCCTTCATCAGGTCCAGCGTCGAGCGGCGATTTTCGATCAGCTTGCCATTCAGCCGCGGCAACCGGTTCGGCGTCTCAAGCCGCACCCACCGCGTGTAGACCGCATTGATGCCGGAAAGCCGCACATTCATCTGACCCCGCACCTTTTGCTGGATGCGCAGCCATTCGCGATAGCCCAGCCTGCGCGCCTGCCGCCAATTGGTCACCCACTGATAATTGGCATCCTCGGACAACACGCGGCCGGCCTGCAGCTGGCGGCTGGTGTCCTCGAAAAAGTCGGTGTCGGCCGTGGAGTAATCCGTGTCCGGATAGTTGAATTTCGGGACGAGGCGGTTGATTTCCTCCTCGAACAGCACGTCATATTGCACGCGGTGGCCGACGATATCGTCATCCGTCAGCGTCACCACCCGGTTTTCCCGGAACTTGCCGACCGTGAAAAGCAGCGCACCATCGCCGCGCTCGCAGATCCAGCCATCGCAGGCCGCCAGAATGGCATTGGTGCCGACTTTCGGTTCACGCTCGGTGGTATCCCAGCCGCTGCATTCATATCGTTTGTCAAAACCGCCGGCCGCCGTGGCGATGAGCTCGTCACAGACATCCGCCTCCTCGATCCACATGTCGAGCACAGGCAGAATGGCCTTGCGATAATCCCGCCGATGGCCGAACTCGTTAAAACACCAGTGCCACGCCATTTGCAGCGACGGGTTTTTTGAAAAGGCCCAGGTGGAAGGATCGTTCGGGTCTTGGTCCTCATCGCGAAAGTCCCAGACCAGCGCCAGGTCCGCCTCGACGGAGAGTTTCGGCACGCCATAGGGAAACCGCGTGTTGAAATCCTTGGATTTCGGGGTGCGGGCAATCATCGCCACCGAGGCCTGACCATCGCCCCGGTGATTGTTGGTCCACAGATCCTGATCGGACAAAGCCGTTACAAAATCCGCATAGGCGGTCTCCGGATTGGCGCCCAGCCGATGGAAAATTGAGACCTTGCCATCGCCATAGCGACCATCATCGAGGCCGATCACCGTGCCGGAGCTGTCAATCGTCACCTCGTCATCCTGCAGGTAATAGCGATTGACCGAATGGATGCGATGACCGGCAATGGCCTGCACGGCATAGAGATTGGCGCCCACCGCCTCCCACAGCATATAGGCCCCAGCAACCCGCGTGGTGCCGATGCCCCAGATGCGATAGGGCACCGATTGCGTGATCGGCGCCTTGCCGTCCTCGGGCTTGGGTGGCTTGGGCGCCATCAACAATTGCAGGCCAACCGTGATGGCCGTCGTCACGACAGCCGTTGCAATGCCAGCCGCAATGGATGCCGCCGTTGCCGAAAACCCGATGCTGCTGAAAAACGACGTGAAGATCGGCGTAAAAATCGGATCGTGCTGGATCCGGCTGTAATGCGCGGTTGTCCACGTCAGATAGGTGCGCGGCCACATCAGCCGCTCGATTTCCTCCGAACCCGCACGCTCGAAAGGGTCGCCCAACATCCCCGGCATGCGATGATTGTACGGCACGACAAGGCGCGTCATGCCAGCCTCCAGCACGCCAGCATTTGCACGCGTGATGCAGCAACGCCGGCCGGCCCGTGCGGCCCAAATGCAACCCACAGGGGCCCAAACCGCAAAGCGGAAATTTGCGCCATGCCTGGAGCGCCACCATCCAAAGCGGCAAGCGCCTCGATCACGGCCATGTCGCCATTGATGGCGTCTGAAACACGGGTCCATCCCGATTTTTGAAGCCTTGGCGCCACCGTGCCAATCAGGCCGCCATGTCCGGCAATCACAGCCACAGCGCCATCGCGATCATGATAGGTCCCGCGCAGATCCGCCGCCGGGTCCTCGCCCGTCAAAAGCTCCGCATAGCGCGCGCACCAGGTGGTGCAATCCTCGCCAGCCACACCGCCCCAGACAAAGGGCGTGCGAACGCGCAGAAAGTCACGGACATTCATTCGGTCGAGAACCTCAGAAATTTGGCCAAGCAGGGTTGACGGTGCGCGCCAGTCGCCCGGTGTTGTCGCAAAACCTGTCGGTGGAGGAGACGGCTTTTTGCTGCGCAGATGACCACAACGCACGCGAGGGCCGCGACCGCATGTTTTCGCCGGCCACCACCGAGAGCGCCAGCGTCAATGTCGGCATCTCGCTGCGGGAAACGGGCGACATGCTTTCGGTGACGCGCGCCGCAATGCCCTGCCAGAGCGGAATGATATTGGTTACGGGCTGGTAATAATCATCCAGCACCGTGATGCCGATATGCACGCGTGCGCCGCGCACATCGGGGATGCTGTCCAGCATGGCGCCGCCCGTTTCAGGATCGACGCCAGACAAAGTGAAATCCACGGCATCCGACGCGCCGGCCAAGAGCATTTCCAGCGTCGGCAAGCCCGCCAGACGGCCCCCGCCATAATAGACCTGCCCGGTCTCATCAATGCTGTCAAAGCTTGCCGGTATGTCGTTGACACCAAACCAGATATGCAGGGCAGGGTCCGTTTCAACCCGCATGAAAAGCCCCAGAACACCGCTGCCCTGCAAGCGGGAAACCAGATCATCGGGCACATAATTGACGCTATAGGCCATGGCTCAAAACGCCTCATCGAACTGCAGCGTCGGCCGCATCAGCCAGAACCCCTCCACATCGTCGAGCACCGATGTGCCGGGCGTCAGCTTGGCGGCAAAGCGCGGCCGGGCAAATTCCACCCGCGTGCCGGCAGTCACCGCCGCCCGCAGCGCCGGGTTGATCGCCAGCGTGTATTCCTGGTAGGCAGACGGCGTGCCAGCAATCGTCTCCGTGCCATCGTCCCAGCGCGTGATCACCTCCCAATAGCGATAGGCGCGCCATCCCTTGGCGGCGCTGTGGTAGATCGAAAACCAGTCGCTATGCCGCAGCGGCCGGGACGGATTGTAGATGCGCAGGCGCAGCGTGCCGGCATTGAGCGCCGCATCCTCCATCACCTGCCCCCAGACGGTCGCCTGGCTGTAGCCCGCGCCATCGGAAAACAGCGCGCCATCCGAATGCGGAATGTCGGAAACAAACAACGCCGGGTAGCGATCAAACACCGGGAAAGGACCCTGCCAGTCGGTCTTGAGCGGCACGTTGATGAAGCGGAAAGACCCGTTCAGTCGTGCTGCCAGCCAGCATGCATATTCATGCTCCTCGCGCCCTTGCACCCAGCAGCTGCCATAGGTGCAGGTGACAAAACCACCGCCCGACATTTCGTAGGAAATTTCCTGCCCGTTGCCATTGCGGCCGCCCGAGACGGCATTGCCGGTCACATCGAAACGCATCCGCTGCGGCCTGATGAAATCCACCGCCAGCAAGGGCAGGTTCAGAAATCCGGCCATGCCTTACCCTTTCCGGCGCATGTAATGCTGCTGCGTGGAGGCAAAGCCGCCGCGCTCGCTTTCGATCTGTTGGGCCTGCAGCGCGGCCGACACGCCCTGATCCACCATCTTGCGGATCTGCTCATCACCATTGGCGCCCTGGATCACCACCTGCAGCACTCCATTGGCCGAGCGGCCATTCCCGCCGCGATTGTTGTTGGCGGCACTCAGCAGGCTTTCGGTGCGATGGTTGGGCACCACCTGCGCACCGCGCGGCAGGTTGACGATCTCTCGGCCGCGCTCGCCGACCATGGCGAGACCGCCCGAGGCAAACTCCGTGCCGTCGGCATGGCCGTTGATCAGGAAACTACCCAGCGTGGTATTGGCGCGCCACAGCGAACTCGTCGGGCTGAAGCCGCCGAACAGCCGGCCGAGGCCGCCCAGCAGCGAACCAAACAACCCACCCCCGGCCGATGCGCCACCCGTCGAGGCAATCGTGGCGACCTGCTGGGAAAAACTGCCGCCCATCGAGGTCAAGCCCTGTCCCAGTGCGCCAAGCCCCTTGCCGAAACCGCCGAGATTGCTGCTGGCGCCCGCCAGCGCCGCGTTGAACTTGTTGACATACTCCGTGCCCGTCGTGCCCAACTGATCCGACCAGCCGGCGCCGCGCCCCACAGAACCGGGCCCACCGAACCAGGCTTGCGCCGCACCGGACGGTCCGTATTTGCTGGCGTAGCTGCCGAACCGCCAGTTGAACACGGCGTCCTGCGCAGACGGGTCGGCCAGAAACTGCGACGGCGACAGCGAACGACCAAGCGCGCCTTGCGTCCAGGCCGGCACATTGGCGCCCATCACCTGATAGGCGCCGTAAGCGCGGTCTCCGGTGCGCGTCAGCGGGCCAAGCGCGCCGTAATTGCCGCCGCTCTCGATCGACTTGATCGCCGCCGCATAGGCCGAAATACCGAGCGCGCTGCCATTGTCATTGGCGGCGACGCCGCCCGTCACCGCCTTGGCCGCCGCGCCGCCAAAGCCCGTGACTGCGCCCGACAACACGCCGGCGCCGCCGGCGCTTTCGCCAAACAGGCTCTTGACCAGCAGTCCGGCCAACCTGTCCATGGCAAGATCGGCAGCCTTGGTCATTTGATTGAGCAGCGCATTAAGCAGGCTGTCGCCCAGCGCCTTGCCCACCTTGCCGCCATTGCTGACCAGCGCAGACCGGAAATCCGTGAAAAAGCCGGTAATCGCCGTCTTGGTTTCCTGCATGCGGATGCTCTGCCGCATGTAATCGGCCTCCGGCGATTGCAGATCTTCCGGCAGGCCGGCGGACCGCAGCCGCTGGGTCACCGCCAGATCATTCGGCGCCAGAAACAGATCGGATCGCTGCACCTGCAGATCTCGCCGCAGCTGCTGGCGCGCCAGCTGCTCGTTGAGCGCCGACATTTCTGCCGTGGCGGCCTTGATGCGCTCGATTTCCGCCGGATCGACAATCGTGTTGTTGCGCGCCGCCTCCTGCTTGAGGTTGGCAATCAGCTCATATTCCCTGCGCAGCGCCGAGGCTTCCAGCGCCGTCTTTCCGACCAGCGAGATTTCCATCTGCTGATCGGCAATCGAGCGGGCAAGGCCGCGCGCCCGCTCATCCTGCGCTTCGCGCAACTGGTGCTCCAGCTGCAGCCGGGCCATTTCGCCGGCCTGGTCGATCCGCTGGCGCCGCGCCTCCGGCGTTTCGGACTGGTCATAGCGCGCAGCCTCCGCGCGCCGGGCCGCCGCCTCGCGCTCGGCCGGGCTTTTGGCCCCGAGACCAGAGATTTGCGCGTCAAAAGCCTCGCGGCTGCGGCGCGCGATGATCGCCTGCTGCGATTCGTAAAGCGCCAGATTGCCGGCATCGTCACGATTTGCCGTGCCCTGCGACAACAACATGCCGTTCGGGCCGACGGTGTTGAAGATGGCAAGCTTGCGCGCGTCCAGTTCGCGTGTCTGCTGGTTCAGCTCGAACAGCGACTTGCCAATCACAATGATCTGGTCGGCCACATTCAGCAGACCGCGCTGTTGACCAATCTCCGTCACATCCTTGAGAAAACGGGAAAAGGCATCCGGCGACCTGTCGGCCAGCCCCAGCTTCAGCCGCGCGATGGACGCCGAAAACGGCTCGAGCGATTGCGTGGTTTCCTTGCCGTCATCGCCCAGGACCTTGATGGAGCCGCCCGCCGTCAGGAAGCTTTCGCCCAACAGCTTCACGGCATCGCGCGAACGGGACAGGTTGTCGGTGTATTCCGAGGATGCCAGCAACCCATTGAAGGTCGCATCGACCGACGCCTGAAACGCCGCCAGATCCGGGTTGCCGCGGCGGATCGCATCCAGGAAGGCATTGACCGGCTGCTGGAAATCCTTGAGACCGCCGGTCAGGCCGGTCAGGGTTTCCACCTTGACATTGGTCGAGCCGAACGGCGAATAGCCCATAAGGCCGGCGCTGGATTGCAGCGTCGAGACATAGCGCTTTTCCTCCTGGCGGGACACCGCGCGCAGGATCTGTTCGTTGGAGCGGATATTGGCGTCCAGAAAACCGGATCCCAGCAGAGAGCCCGATGCCTTGGCCTGTTCGCCCAGCTCGCCATAGCGCTTGCGCAACAGATCGACATTGTCCGCATGCGCCTTGACCGCGTCATCCATCGTTTTGACCGGGTTCAGCGCCTGAGACCCGAACTGGATGGCGGCCGCCGTCGCAGCCGTCAAACCGACCGCGATCAGCGACACCGGCGACAACAGGCCACCGACAGCACCCGCCAGCGTCGCACCGACCTCTTTGAGACCCATGCCGGAAAACGAGCCGGCCAGCTGCGAACCCTGCTGCAGGCCGATCAGGCCGGGGCTCATTCCGCCGGCGGCGGTGGTGACGATATCCTGCAGCTGATAGGTGGCATTGATGGCGGCAAAGTTATTGCCCTGGCGGTTGTCGTTTGCCGTGTTCTTGTTCAAGCTTGCGACAAACTGATCATGACGGCCTTGCGCCAGGGCCTGAGCACGAGCGAACTCTTGCGAATTGATCGCGCCCGCCTTCAGAAGGTTGCTGTATTCCGCCAGTTCGCTGTTCAGGCGAGCCTGAGATGAACCGACAGGATCAATAGAGGCGCGAAGGGATGCGGCCTGCTTGGCAAACATCGCGGTCTCTTCTGCGGCGCGGTCCATCTCGTTTGCCGCCGTGCCAAGAGCCAGCATCTTGCTGTTCACTTCGGTGATGACGGCCCCGAGCTGAGCAAACCCCTGCTTGGAGATCTCACTTCCGTTGGCGACCAGACCGAGGGCTTTCACCATGTTGGTGTAATAGACCGCCGCTTCGTCAGCCTTGACATTGCCTTTCTGCATTTCGCTGTTGAGCGTGGCCAATTCACGTTCGAGTGTAGCGGCAGCCTTGCCGCCATCACCCCACGAACGCGCCAAGCGCGCCGACTTGGTTGCAGCATCAGAAATGCGGACGTTTGTTTCGGTAACGGTCGCGCTGACCTGCTGACCACTCTTTGCCATTTCGATGTTGGCTGCGCTGATGGCCTTTGCACCGCGCGCATAATCGTCCGAGGCGAGGATGGCCCGAATGGACAACGTTTTGACCTGCTGTTCAGCCATCAGTGTTCTCTTTCGGGCCTGTCGAAGCCTGGCTTCGTCGCATGTTGATGAAAGCCGTATCGATCTCGGAAACGAACCTCACCAGACGGTCAAAATCCTCGCCATCGATCCCGTATCGGGTCGCATAGCGGTCAATGGCCGTCCAGTAGATCGGGTATTCAGCGCCATCCGCCCCGGCGTAGGGGCGATCGTATCTCAGCGAGTGCCAGACATGCCAATAGAAGGCATGCCAAGGTTTTTCCGTGAAGTCCGGCGCCTGCTCAAAACCCGCCGCAATCCAGTCGTAGCCCTCAAGACTGCGGGCCACCTCCCCAACGTAGTTTTGCTGGTCAACCGTTATCTGGGGTCGGAATTTCCAGCTTGCGGCTTTCCCAGGTTATCGACCTCCGCCGTGACGAACTCGACCTTCTTTTTGCCGACCTTGGCTGCGCACGAAAGGATCATCTGACGAATGGTGCGAGCCGATGATTTTTGTAACGCAGCCCGGGCCACATCTGCGGAATAATCAATGTCAAACCCCTTCCAGCTCAGAAGCAGCCTATCCGCGATCAGCTTGCCTTCCAGCCCATCGACGATTTCGTCAGGGACGATTTCATCCGGATAGGATTTTTTCTGAATTTCCAGTTCCTCGATCATTTTCTGATGAGCCACGCGATAGGCAGGGTCGTTGATGGACTTGACGTGGAATTCAAGGCCCGGCAGCTCCGTAACGGAATAAGGCAGGTCCGGATCAAGTCCATACCAGCGCTTAACCGGGACCCATTCACCTTCGGACTCCGCCTTGGTGTTGATCTCGAGACTTTCAAACTTGATCATGCAAAACTCCTGTTCGGGTTAGGAGAAAAGGAAGGGGAGGACATCCCGACATGCCCGCCCCATCCTCTGCCGCCTGCGTTGGGTGCGAAAAGGACACCCGGCGACAGTTGGAGGCGCTATTTGTCGGGCGCCAAGTTCTTTGCGCGGATCAGGGCCGCGTATTCGGGAGAGACCGGAATGCTTTCCTTTCCGGCCTCGAAAAACACTTCCTCGCCCTCTGGGTAGCCATAGAAGCTTTCCGTTGGAACAAAGGTCGCGGTGGCAGGAACATCCTGTTCCGCGTCTGCGGCGGTGGTTCCAGCCATCAGACACCCCGCTCGATCTGGATGATGCACGAGGAAGCAGAATCGTATTTTGCTTCGAACGGCATCTCGACCATGACGGCCTGCGTGGCGCCGCGGGTAATTGGGCCACCATTGACGCCCTTGAACTTCGGAATTGTCAGCGTGTAGGAGGCGCCGGATGCCGCGCCCAGATCGGCCGAGAACGCCAGATCATCATGACCCAGGATGGCCTCATACAGATCAAGGCTCTTGAAATAGGCGGTGATCGAACCGGACACTTTCATGATGCCAAGGCCGATGCTGTCAGGGGCATAAGCGCCGACGCTATAGTTCGCGTATGCGCCATTTGCGACATTGAGGTTCATCGATTGGATGACCGCGCCACCCGTAAAGCCGGTGAACGACAAGTTGCCGACGTTCAGCGCCGCGTTCAGGATCGGGTTGCTGTTTGCCGCAGTATAGGTCGCACCGGAAATGATACCGGTCCCGCTGGCGCCATCCTGAATGCCAAGCACGTTGAACGAAACACCGATTGATTTCTGGGCCGTCAGCTGGAGCGCCATCGACGTGACACGGCATCCGGTATAGCGCGTGAAGGAGTACGATCCGCCGCCGTGGTCGAAACGCTTTTCGAAGGCAAGCGTCGAAGGCGTGACGCCGTTCTTGAGGACGTTCGTGCTCCACGTGCTCCGGAACAAGGACGCGAGGAAATCGTCCCAGGTCGCGTAGGACAGGAAGCCGTTGACACCGCCACCCACGCTACGGCCGACATCCACAACGTCGGTGGTGCTGGCATGCGGAACGATTTCCTGCGGCATGTCGACCTGCTTGTCGACATTGATGGACTCGTTTTCGTAGCGGAGGATTTTCCACGTCGGAGTGGTCGGGATGGTGTTCGGGGTCCCCTCAACCAAATAGGCAAGTCGCGAAAGGACGCCATCTGATGTTGCCATTGTGCGGCTCCATGGTCTGGAAGCGAGCTTGCCGAAGGCTCAGACAGGCAGGAATGGCCGCCCCTTGCCTCGGAGGAGACCAAGGGAAACGGTGTTGTAAATTTCTGAGAATGGCGCGTTACGTGTTGTAATCGCGCCTGTGCCACTGAATGGTGGCCGTGATGGAAAAGTAATTCGGGAAGTCCCGCCCTGGGTCGCCGGCGCCGATGCTCATCTCCGGCATGAAAAGCCGCTCACCCGTAACGTTGTCCACGAGGATGGGCTTCTCCCGGAAAAGATCGATCAGGGTCTTTGCCCATACTCGCCCTTCGCTGGAGCCCATAAGGGATTTGGTCATGACGTGCATCCACGTCGTGCCGTACTCAGTCCAGAGGTTCGAACCGGGCGACCCCATAGACTCCTGGCTATACCCCTCGCCATAAATCTCAACGTAGACGAAAGGCAGGTTTCCTTCGGTAAGGACCTGAGCCGGTTCGTTTTCGAAGACGACAGGCAGATTTCCCGGAATTGCAGCCCATGCATCAAGAACGCCCTTGAAGGCGCTGAAAGTCTCTGGACTGGCCATGATTATTCCCGATTAATGAGGATTGACGGGTAGGTAATCGGCATTCCGGCCTGCCGGTCTTTCCGTCGGCCCTGGCTGCCCTTCAGAATGTAAGGCATGCCTGCGTAGACGCCCGCCGCGAAGTTCAGCCATTTCGTTTCGAACCGGAACACGCCCGCATTACTGCCGCGCTGCCCAAAACGGCGCGCCATGGCATTCTTTGAGCCGTCAAAAATGTAATACCGCTTTACCTTCAAAGCCCCAGTCTCGGCTTTTCGGACATAAGGCTGAAAATTCGTGATGATCACTTCTGCATTCGCCGGGATCGCATCCCAATCCGTCACCAGTTTCTGGTTTGCAAGCACGATGAAACTGTTCCGAAACCGTCCGGACTTCGAGGGCGAACGCTTTTTCAACTCTTCAATCGTGGCGTCAATGACAATGCCCCACGACGAAAACTCATAAAGAATGCCGCCCGGGACTTTAACAGTCTCTTCCGCCGCCCCTCTGACCTCATTGACGTATTTTTCATAGACCGAAGAGGCTTGACCGCTGGCAATAACCTTGGCGAGTTCCTGCCTCGCAAACGCCGCCAGAGCGCCGTTGATCGCGGCCGGCTCCAAGTCTGCGGTGGCAAGCTTCAAATCCCGTTCGAAGAATTCAAAGCCGGTCGCCATCAGCCCGCAACCACCAGATCGGTGCGCACCCACACGCCGCCGACAAACACCGGCTTGGACACCTTGACCTGCCGCGCACGCCCTTGCACCACCATGCTGTCTGTCGTTTTCGGCAAACGCTGATCCACCGTGCTGCCACCCGGCACAGCATCATCCGTGCCCGGCCATCCGGCAGCCAGGATCTCCGTTGGGCCGATCACCACGGTGAGGTCATTGAGCGTGATCGTGCCGGCAATCTGCTCGGCCGACACCGACCTGACCGCCGCCCGGCACACAACCGAGGACACCACCGTGCCCCCTCCGCGCTTGACGGTGCGCGTCAACGTCACATCCTCGCCCGCCCGCTCCAGCGCTGCATCCAGTGCGGCAATTTCGGGTATGCTCATCAGATCACCGGATCACAGGCACGCGGTAATTGTTCAACACGTCGAGCACATCGGGCGGCAGGTTGCCGGCGTCGGTGCCCGTGGCCACCCACCAGCTGGCATCGCGGACACCTGGAATATTTTCAGATCGCAGCGACGGATCACGCCCACCTGCAAAATAACGCGCGGTGACCATGCGGACGATTTTGCCGCGCACATCCGGCGGGATGGTCGCATAACCGGCATCGTACTCAACGACGATGGCAAACGTTGGCCAGCGGCGCGGATAGCCGTTGGCATCGAGGCGGATCAGCTGACCCATGTCGGCGTCAATTTTGTAATCCACGTCTTCCACCAAAGCGGTTCCGTTTTCGACCACGCTTTCAACCGAGACCAGCGGCCAAGTGGTCAATTGCAACGGCATTTCTCCGCCGGGCAACGGACTTGGGATCGCGTCTCGCATCGGCCAGAACTGGTCGCGGATGCTTTCGACCGCAAACACACGATTGCAGAACTGTTGCGCCGCGGCCGAGGCCTCCTGGATATAGCGCGTCAATTTTGCATCGGCTTCCGTGCCGGAAATATTCAATTCGTCCTTGACGGTGGCAAGATCGGTCAGATCCTTGCTGGCAGCCGCCTCGAGAACGGTTCGGATCACCGTGCGCAATGCCATGATCAGGGCCAGAAATAGAGAACGATGGTGCCCGACTTGGCGTTGCCGGCATTGCTGATGACAGGCGTCAGCGGTCCGGCCTCCAGCAAAAGCACCGGGGCGCCATCCGGCGGCGTGGAATAGGAGCCGACGGCGTTGGAAAGGTTGGCTCCGCCGCCGCGCAGCACATCAATGCCATCGGCATCGTTGATCACCACGTCATAGGCATCGGTCGGCTGCGTGCCGCCGGAGCCCGGGATGAACTTCAGCTGGAGAAGTCCGCCACCCTTGACATCAAACGAGTTTCCGGACACGGCGCCGCTGCTGTCGGATGTCCACTGCACGGTGTACCTTGTTGCCTTTCCGACGATTTCGGCGGCGCTGACGGAAATTGTTCCGGCCATTTTTCACGGTCCTCGGATTGGTGCGGCTGGGGAACGCGACGCCCGAAGGGCCGCGCTGCCCTGTTGATGGGGTCCGGCATCAGCGGTTTTGCCAGATCTTCACGTAATCAATCAGCATGGTGCCGACGCCAGCTCCCGAAGCCTTGTAGAGACCGAGGTAAGGCTGGAGCACTGCCAGTGTGCCGGTGGCGGCAAAATTGATCTGCCCGGACGTGGTCACCTTGTCGCCATTGATGAACACCGACACATCGGTGATATCCGTGCAGTCAATCCGCACGATAGCCCAGTCGGCGGTGGTCAGCGTGACCCCGGACGACGCGGAAACGGCGGTGACGCCGTCATAGGACCGCACAGACAGCAAGCCCGATCCGTTGGCCTGCACCTGAATGTAGCAGGTATTGTTGTCGGGGCCGTCGATCCAGTCCGACGAAAGACCGGCCACGGCCTGCACGCCGGTTACGGACGGCAACACGGAAAGCTTGATCCGCGTTTCGAACACGACGCCCTTCGTGACATCGATACCCTTCTGGTCTCCCCAGTAAAGGCCGGCGTCCTGTTTCTGCGATGCGCTGGTCAGCGCGCACGAGATCTGGCCGCCAATGGCGTTGGCGACACCGGCCACGGTCGGAGGCGCTGCGCCCACGATCTTCTTCACCCAGTCGGCGCCACTTTCTCCGGAGCCCGCCGCCGGGATGACCAGCGAACCTGCGCCGAGGAAATCGTCCTGGTATCGCACCGGCGACATCTTGTGCACGGTCTCAAACGTGGCGTCATCGAAGAACGACTGGACGCCACCGACATATCTTGCTTTCGTACCCATAATTGTCTCCTTACCGGCCGCTGCGCGGCGGCCGTCACATGACGGTTTGGAGGGGATGCGGGCGGCCTGTCAGCCGCCCGCGCCGGATCAGTCGATGATGGCGCTCGGCGGCGTGGCCTGCTTGTAGCTGGTATCCAGATAGGCCGTGGCCGAAACGAAATTGGTGGCCTGCGACGACGTCGCCTGCGTGAAGTAGATGCAGTCATAGCCGTTGGCCATATCGAGGCGGGCCGGATCGATTTCGAACACGACCTGCTTGTTCTTGACGTCGGCGGCAACGGCATAGGAGGCCGCGTCGGTCTGGCGCACCAGGGTATCGGTGGCAGCCGTATCCTCATTGGCCCAGATGGCAACAGAAGGTCCGGCCTTGTTGGTGCTGCCGGCAACCGAGGTGGCCTGCCGCAGCGTCGGCGTGGTCGCGTGGCCGGCGGCCTGCGTGTACTCGAACACGACCCAGGCCTTGTGCGCCGTCTTGAGGCTGATCACGTCGGTGGTCAGCGCGCCATTGGTGGTCTGCGGCTGCAGCATCTGGACGATCTTGAAATGCTGCGGAAGCGAAAGCTGTCTTGCCATGGTGATGGCTCCTCTGGTTTGAAAGCGACCTACACCAGCAGGTCACCGGGAAATGGCCGCCGCAACGGTCACTGCGGCGGCCAGTTTCGCATATGCGCGAAACGATCAGCCGCGGGTGGCGAGCGTGACGAACGGCGACAGGGTGTTCGCGCCCTTGTAGGGCGTCAGCGGCGCGTGCCAGATCGGCCGGCCATCGACGCGATAGGTGATGCGGAACACCATTTCGTCGGTCAGGAAGGCAACGTGCATGGAGGACGCCATGTTGACGCCGCCCTTGTCGGCCAGAGAGTACTGGCCGAAATCGACCAGCGAAATGTCGCCTTCCGTGCCCAGCGTATCGGCATATTCGACCGGCATGACCGGGCGCCCGAACAGCGTCCCGTAAGGCTGTCCCGAAATGCCGTTGGCCGGCAGATAGACCGGCACACCGGCGGTCCCGATCACCTGAGACATCGAATACAGCTGCGGCTCGACATCCTGATTGATCAGCCACATGGAGTTGGCGCGCGACCGCGCCCACATGCGAGACCACATGTCGAGCACGTTGTCGTAAGTGATGGTCTTGGCCGTCTGCCCGGTTCTCTTGGCGACGGCAACCTTGGCCGGCGAGTTGAGGAAACCAAGCGGCATGCCGCCGCCCGAGCCGCGGAACATCGCGTCCTCGGTCATGAACGCGATTTCCTCCGAGAATGCCTGGGTGGCGATTGTGCTCATCACGGAGGCATCGGCCATCAGTTCGTCGGAAACATACCAGTTGGCCATCAGCTTCTTCAGGTCGAGCTCGACCAGACGGAACTTCGGCTTGCTGCGCGTGGCTGCGTCACCTTCACCGACCCAGTAGGACTGGACGCCACCCCAACGGCTGCCGGTGGCGCGGCTGGTTTCGTCGACTCCGGGGATCTTGATACCGTTGGCGGCGGTGGACAACGACAGTTTCTGGGCCTGGCTCATGATCTGGCCCATATCGTAGGCGCGGGCGAACACAGCGGTCGCGAAATCGGTCTGCACCAGGAAGCCGCCGGCGGACGGATCGACTTCACCGGCACCCGTTGGCGCGCGCTGCAGGCGAGGGTCCATGCGACCAGGGTCGCGCGTAAGGTAATAGTTGGCAACGGCGCGCAGCTGTTCGCCGAAAGAGCCGAAATGCTGCTGCGGATCCGGCGTGAAATTCAGGGTCGAACGCACACCGCGGATGTAATCGTCAGCGGACCAGGTCTGCCGCACCGAGCGCGACGCAAGATGGTCCAGCGAAAAGCCGGTCGGGACGGTGATTGCGGTCTGTTCATCGCCCGTTCCGCCGGTGGCCGGACGCGCCAGCGACGCCGAGCGCGCGCGCGCCTTGGTCAGGCGGTCGATCTCACCCTGCAGGTCCTCGATTTCCTTTTCCTTGGCGGAATACTTGCCAGCGTCACGCACGAATTCATCCGTGCCCAGCTGATCGACAGCCCTGCTCAGGGCCTGGCGGAGTTCGGTCAGTTTATCCATCATATATCTCCTTGTGACGGATGAGCCGCGCATGCGGCAATGTTCCCGCGCCAGGTGGCTGCGGATCTCGGTGGTGTGCGATGTCGGGATACGTGGCGCGCTGGACGCGCAAACAGGTCAGGCGGTTGCAGCAACCGCGATGCGGAGTTTCATGGCCGCCGCGCGGCGAAGGCGAATGGCGCGCTCGGTTTCGTCCGCATCAACAGCATCACTTTCCTCCGGGGCGCTCTTTTCCAGAAGTTCGCGGATCATGCCGCATCCGCGGTCGATCATGTCATGCGCTTCATGGAGCATCGCGGCGTTGTCTGAGGAAAGCATCTTTCCGGCGCGGGCCATGGATGCGCGAGCGCGATTGCGCAGCAGAGAAACCGCACGGCTGCGGCTGGTGGCCGCATCATCGGTTTCTTCAGCCGGGCCAAGCATGGCAGCCACTTCTTCGCCGACCAGCTGGACCAGGACCTCACCCAGCGCAGCCTTGATGACCATCAGCTCATCCGGGATCACGGTTTCCTTTTCACGGTATTGCTTTTCCCAGTCGATATCCTGCTGCACGCAATCGAGGTCGCACAGCACGCTGGCCAGCCAGCTGACATGGTACATGGAGCGCTTGAATTCCTCGATCGTCATTGTGGTTCCTTTTGATGGTGCGCGCGCTGAAGGCGGGAATTCAGCCTCGACAAGATCGTCACCCCACCCATCGGAAATTTCTTCAAAGCGCTCGGGCCCAAGAACGATTGGGCCGTCATAGGCAACCACGTCCGCCGGGGCATCGCGATAGGTGAGCGTCACATGCGGGTGATATTCGGCGAAATCCCACGAAGCGCCGGCATCGCGGATTTCCTGCCAGCGAGAGGCAAGGGCGTCGCTGCGGAAGCGCAGCACCTTTGCGCCACCATCGCCGAGCGGCGTGACGGTTCTTGCATCGTCGCGTTCGACGGTCAGCTCATCGTCACTAGGCGTCAGACTTGACCAGTCCAGAGGCTCCCGGCTGTAGGCGACGGTGACGTGCATATCCTCGCCGGGCAGCGAGCTGGCGAAGCCCGCATCGCGCATCCATGACCGGATTTCATCGTGATTAACCACCGGCCGCGATACGTACAAGGTCTTGCCGGATGCACGCTTTCCGATGGGCATGCGAGCCGCGCGGCGCAGATTTTCAACATCTGCACGCGCCATCATCATCATGCCGCCTTCATCGAGAATGCGGCCTGCCCAATCGAAAATCGGGCTTGTGTCGATGCCATTGGCGCGGGCCGTCACAAGCGCCGTCGGGAGGGATGGAACGGGCACCTGCGAAATTTCCATCAGGTCCACCAATTCGAAGTCAACGCCGCCAGGGCGTGATTTGTCGTTGGCAAGACGCCATTTCAGCGGGTCCCATGATACCGAGGTGGCATTGAGATAACCCTCCCTGACCATCTGAAAGATGGTGTCGGCAAAGGGATAGATTTCCCGGTCCATGTATTCCACGGACCCGGAGAGTACGCCATCGCGCTGCACGAGATCGACGACACGGCCAATCGGCGGCTGCGACAGATCATGGGCCCAGAGAAACACCGGGTTCCGCAGGTAGTTATCCAGAGTCCAGGCAGCGATCGTGTGATTGTCGCGTGCGACCGACGGGTCGGAAAACAGATAGCGGATGATCCGGCCATTGCTGTTGGCAAGATCGACCTGACCAGCGGCACGCATGACGGCGGTCTTTTGCGGGGGCGCACTGGTCACTGCCTGCCGCGCAAAATCGTCAATCGTGATGGTCATTGCGCGGTATCCTCCGCAATGGTTGCGGACAGCATCCATGCCCACTTCTTGTGCGCATCCATGCGTTCCTGCAGGTAATTGCTCAATCCCCGCTCCAGCTGAATGGTTGCTCGCCGGTCGGCCTCACCCAATGCATTAACCACGGCAGCATTGGCATCAATCAGTTCGACAATCATGGCGGCGGTTGTCGGAATGCCGGCGAACGTGATGGATGCCGGTGCTGCAATCTCATCGAGCGACGCTGGCGCCATGGCATTGAGCGTGCGGATCCGTTCGGCCAGGCCGTCAACAGCGCCATGCGCATCCTCGTAAATGTCGCCGAACAGTTCGTGCAGCTGCGGGAAAAGCGGGCCCCGCACGTTCCAGTGAAAACTGTGCGCCTTGAAATACAGGCACCAGGTTTCGGCCAGCGCCGTCCTGATGGCAGTCAACAGCTCATCCATACACATACTCCTTGTCGCGCAGGAAAGACGAGCCACCGGCCGCACGAAGACGGCGCGAGATTTCCTCAAGGGCAACGTCATCGTGGCCATGGCGCGGGGCAGCGGCTGCCTTTGCTGCCGTCACGGCCGGGCCACGCGCCGCAGATTCCTGCTTGCTCGGTCGGCCAGCGTCATCAGGCGCCGTTCCCGTGGACTGGCTGCCCGACGCCGCCATATTCTGCGGGAAATGCAATTTGGCGGCCTCGCCGCCTTCCGGGCGCATGCCAAGATCAATGCGGGCCTCATCCGGCGTTGCCATCATTGACATAATCATGGTGCGCCAATTGTTGACGCGCGCCGTCATGTCGGCCGTCGTCAGTTCGCGGTAATCGAAATCGATCGAACGACCATCACGCCACAAACCGAACGTGCTTTCGATTTTCCGGCTCCAGCGGTTGGTGTAACCGGTCAGCGTGTAGTTGACATATTCCTGCGACTGCTGACCGATGTTGTTGTTGGTCGAGCGGTCGAGAATGCCGACCATGTGCATCGGCACCCGGAAAATGCGCACGACATCCTCAAGCTGAAACTTGCGGGACGCGATGAATTCCAGATCGGCCGATGTCATTTCCAGCGCCGAGAATTTCACGCCCTGCTCAAGCACCGCAGTTTTGCCAGAGTTCTGCAACCCACCGAACATCGTTCGCCAGTCTGAAGACATGCGTTCGGCGGCGCCCGGCGACAGTTTCTGGTCCGTCATCAGAATGCCGGACGGCTTGGCACTGTTGCCCATCCAGCGGGCTGCCTGCTGTTCCTGCGCGATCGACAGCCCGATGGCCTCGCGCGCGACCGAAATGCGCGACACACCCAGAAGCCCATTGAGCGAGAAGCCGCGAATATGCAGCATGTCGCCATCGGGAATGAGAAATGGCTGCCCGGCAAGTTCCGAGCGCAAATGCAGGCCCTGTGGCGTGACGCGGTAGAACAATCCGCCGTCCGGGGCTTCCCACAGAGCGACCCAATCCGCATTGATCGGGACAAGCTTGATGGGATATCCGCGCCGATCGCGCACGATCACTGAATAGGCATTGCCCCGCAGCACAAGGCTGATTTGTTTCTGTTCCCGGTACTCCAGCCCGTTCTGCCAGTCGTTCGGTTCCTGCAACAAATCCGACAGGTAATGCGCACGATCTTCGACCTTGCTGCCATCGTCCAGGCGCTGGTTCACCGACCATGGCAGTTTTGCCACATCCTCGGCCAGCATTGTGACGCAGGCCAAAACCGCAGACGCGCTCAAGGCGGACTGCTGATTGACCGCGACCCCGGTAACCGACGGGGTGGAAAACACAGAGTCCTGCCACATCCGCGGGTCATCCATGCTTTCGGAGCCCGAGCGGCTGTTTGCCCCGCGCGCGATGGTGCCAAAGATGCCACGCGCCATCAGCCAGCCCTCGATGCCAGATAACTGCCGACGATCGCGAGCGCGCCACCCACGATGAAACCGGCAGCCGGCGTGATGATGTACGCGCCATAGGCAACGCTTCCGGCGCCCGCAATGCCGACGACATCCCGGACAACAATTGGCGTATAGACCGCAATGGCCCGGAGAACCGTTTTCAAGGCGTGTCCTTATCCGAAAAACAAGAGGCCGCGATCGGCGGAATAGGCAAGAGCCTGCTGGTAGGGCTCCGGGTTCTTCACCATGACCGTCGCCGCGTTGAACAGCGCGATGGCCGGGTCAATCTTGGCGTCACCCGCCGTCTGCTTGGTCGCGCGGATGGCGGTCGCCGTGGGCTCGATTTTCAGGTTGGGCACACACCAGCGCATCAGCGGGCCACCGGTGTGCAGCAGCATGCCATTCGAGAGACCGCGCTCGCAGGTCTTGATCGGGTTCATCAGGGCAAAACCCTGCGGCACGCCGACAAGCAGGCCATTATCCTGCGTGATATCCACATCCGGCGCGGCCATGGCCTCGACGAAATCGCCCAGGCAGGCAGGGTCAACGGCGGTGGCGGCCAGCAAATCCCTGTCTTTCACCAGACGGATGATTTCGATGATGGCGGCAATATCCTCGAGCGCCGTATCGAAAATCGTCAACTGGCCGGATTTCTGAATATCCAGCAGGATCGGCGCAATTTTCTTGCGCCGCTTGAGCACGTCCCGGTGGCAAAACGCATGCGACCAGGCAAGCCAGCGCTTTCTGGATGCACGGCCGCCCATCGGAAACATTTTTCCGGTAAGTTCGACTTCATCCTGTTCGCGGCCGAGGACGCAAAGACCGAACAGGTCATCCAGGCCACCGCCATCAATGCCAACGACCGCGACTTCGCAACGGTCAAGCAGCCGATCCAGCGCCTCGAAATGCGGCAGGGCGGCCAGTTCCGGATCTTCCGCCCGGTCCCAGTAATCCGAGCCGACCCAGCGGTTGGCCCGGTTGCGCATGCCGATTTCGACATTGAGGTGCTTTGCCAGAAAGCTCTGGACGGTGTCCCGCTCCTCATCCGCGCCGGAACGCACGTTCTGGAATTTCCGCTCCAGCCAATCCTGGCGCACCGATCGCCCCATATTGGGGTTGGTGATGTACCAGTTGGCCGGGTCGAGATAGGCCTCGTTTTCCAGCATCGCATCCGGGAACTCGTAGAGTACCGGCAGGGAGGCTGGATCGTCGATCTTGCCATCGCGAACATCGCGAAAATAATCCAGCTTTTCCTTGAACACGCCGGCCGGAGGCTCATCCGATTGCGTGGTGATGTAGATGACGAACCCTTCCGGGCGCGAAATCAGGCCGCCGGTGGCCTCCTGCAACATCGCGCTGGCGCCGGCTTTCTTGCCAAACAGCCACAGCTCCTCGACCAGAACGAACGCAGCTTTCTTGCCCGAGGCCGTCTTGCTGTCTGCCGACACAACCTTCAGGACCGCGCCGGTCAGTTCGTGCGTGATCTGCTTCAGCTGATCCTGCACGCGCAGCAATTTTACCAGCTCCGGATCCGCGCGCACCATGGCGGCCGCCGGCTTGAAACTGTTGCCAGCCACCTCCTGCGTGGGGGCCAGGATCAGCAGTTCCTGATGATGACGCCAATTGCGGATGAGCGCCGTCAGCATGATGCCGGCGGCGATGGTGGACTTGATGTTCTTCTTCGAGATGAGGAGCATGAACTCCTCAATGTGCCGTTTGGCATTCGCTGCATCGTAGGCGCCGAAAATGGCGGCCACGAAATCAAACACATAGGGCTCGCAGACTTCGCCGAATGTCGGGTGCCGGTGGCGCTCCAGCCTGCGATCGTAGAACTGTGGCAGGTCGCAGATCTGCAGGTCGCGGAACACCGATAACGCCGCCTCAGCCTCGTCGGGAAACAGAGGCTCAAACGGGATCAGGCTTTCGCGCGCAACGATGCGGCGCTCCCAATCCGGGCAGGCGGTTGTCCAGCGCATGCGCGGTATGACCTTGGTCAGGCGGCCGGCTGGCTCTGCTGCCACAGAGATTGGCGCAGCAAGTATCCCTCAAAAGCCCAAATCTTGTTGCGGGCATTGTCGCGAGCGATCTTGCGGCCGATCTCTTGATCAAAATTTTCCGGGCTGGCGGCCGCACTTTCCCCAGTCACGCAAAAGCCGTTCTGCAGCGTCAGGCAGCACACCGTTAGCGTCGTTCCGTGGAAAACATGGTATTGCTCGCCGGCAATCTGCGCGTCAATCAGCTCCGGCGTCAGCCGCGGCGCCTTCAAGCCCTTGGCCTGAATTTCCGCCTCGATGGCCTGTTCATCTTTCACCATTCTCTTCTTGTCCTCGACCGGGAACATTGCCGGTGGTTGTCATCACGTATTCAGCGGTCCCGCCACCGTCTTACTCGGTGGCCAGAGCCTGGCCGTTGCTGGACACCAGCCGCGGCGGAGGCGGAGGCGGCGCGAACTTGCCGCCGACCTGCGCAGCCTCATCGCGCTTCGTCTGCTTTTTGCTCACGTAGCCCCGGGCCGGCGCATTTGCCGCCTTGGACCGCAGATCGCGCTCCGTCCGCTCGGCGGCCACGCTGTCCAGCGTCTTGATCGCGGCCGAAAGCGCCGCAGCATTCCCACCCAACCCCTGTTGGATCTGCGCGGCGCGCAACTTGGTCCGCAACCGTTTCAGCATGGCGGCCTTTTCGCGGAGGATGTGGCCGTAGTGCTTGCGCAAGGTTTTGGCATCCACGCCGAGCGTTGCCGCGATGTCCTTGACCGGCTCACTGGCGGCAACCATCAGCGAGACCATGATTGTGCTCTGTTCGGTCGGCTCATGCCCCGGCCGGCCGCGCGGTGGGAAGTATGGGTTGCCGAAGAGGTCAAGATCCTGCGTCATCGCTCCATCATTCCCCAAGCGGCCAAACAGGGAAATATTCCGCGCTTTTCACCCGCCACCGCCGCTTGGCAATTATCAACCCATTGATGCCGCTTGCTTTTTCATCAAGCCCGCCCACCGCAACACCAAACCCCACCCGCACGACGGGAAAAATCACCCTCCCCGAAAAAAAACATGCAAATGAG